CTATAATGCCTTTAATGAGCCAAGTACCTTGAAAACCTTGGTGATGGCTTCTTTCTTTATTTCCTGGTCTTCGTACTCCTCGTTGATTGCGTGGAGGGTGAAATGTTCATTGTCGGAACCCCTACGGATAACCTTTACAGTCCTTAGGTCGTTCTTCGTCATTATTGCATAAATCTCATTCATAGGCAAAAATTCTGTCCAGTCAGGTATGACCTTCAGGGCAATGATGTCTCCATTACTTATTAGAGGCTTCATGCTGTCCCCCGAAGCTCTGCACCAGAAATCAGTTTTCTCGTAACCTGGGACAGATATGTACTTCGTAGGTGTGTTCGGTGTATCATTGTACATCTCACTGAACCCTAATGCAAAGTCAACATCGTAGAACGGCTTTGCATCTTTTCCATGAATCGCTTGTCCGACAGACTTGTCGATAGCCATATTAACTAGGCTTCTATCATACATTCTTGGAACATCATCATATCGGCTTCCTTCTCCTGTTTCTAACCAATTTCGACTTATCTCCAACGCCTCGCTGATCTTGAGGTAGTCTTTGGCGGTGAAAGGCGTACTTCCTTTAAGCTTTCTGCTTAGATTAGACGATCCGAGACCGACTTTCTTTGCGAAAGCGTTAGGTGTTAACCCTAAGTCTTTGATGAGAATGTTAACTCTTTCGATAACTCCATTCATAATTCAAACCATTTAGTTATGTATACGTAACTAAAACCGGTTAAATGGTTAAGATATGTTAAGAAGGCGAACAAAATCCGAAAAAGATTTGCTTTGTCCGTCTTTTTGTGTTACCTTTGCACTCGTGAACCGGTTCAAGCAATAAAGCAATACCGACACAAACGGAGGCGGATGCGACCGAAAGTGCCGTATCTTACATTAGCACTGCAAATATACAACTTTCCTGCGTCCCCTCCAAATTATTTTAGTTAATATTAAATAAAGCAAGATGAAAAAGTTGACAAAGTCAGACATTTTGAGCATAAAGCCCGGAAAAATCGAGGTTTTTGTGTTTGAGACAGCAAAAGCTATCATGTCGGCTCGACAGTACGCTTGGCTGATAGGTAAAACCGAACCGCCTGAAGGTGTGGCTAGGTACAAAACGAAGGCTAACTTCGAGAACAAGACATTGGTTATCGAGGCGGTTCCGGTTGAGAAGTAAACTTTAAAAGTTAGATTATGGAGGAAATAGCTAGAAAAGAAGCAATGACCTCACTAGAGATAGCTGAGGTTACAGGTAGAAACCACAAGGATGTGATGCGCTCTATCAGAGAAATGGAAGAAGCATGGGTTAAAGTTAACGGGCGCAAGTTTGCGCTGGTTGAATATAAGGATGCTAAAGGCGAAATGAGACCATGCTATTCTCTCGGCAAGACAGAATGCCTTTACATTGCTACCAAGTTCAATGATGAAGCAAGAGCAAAGCTGGTACTGCGTTGGGAAGAGCTGGAAAATCAGACCAGAAAGAACGAGATTGTTATGCCAAACTTCTCGAATCCTGCTGAAGCGGCGAGAGCCTGGGCGGATCAGTACGAGAAGGGCCTCGCTTTGGAGGCTCAAAACAAAGAGCTGAAAGAAGAAAATCAGCATCTCGCTCCGAAGGGAGAATATTTCGATGATTTGGTGGCAAGAAATCTTCTTACGAACTTTACGAAGGTGGCGCATCAGTTAAACATAAAGAGGAAGACCTTTATAGATTGGTTGATAAGAGATAAATTTATTTATCGAGACCAGAAGAATAAGCTCGTTCCTTATGCCAAGTATGCTCATACATATTTCCATATTAACGACACGAAAGGTAAATATAGCAAATGGGCAGGTAACCAGACGCTAATAACACCGGAAGGAAAAGAGGCGTTTAGATTGCTTTATGAACGAAGAGGTGAAAATTTATTAGAGTTTAAAAAGTAAGGTTATGACACAAGAAGAAATTAATGCTAAATTCATCAAGGAAAACCATTGCGAGAAATATCTTGCAAGGGATGTTTCAGGATTCAATCCTGATGTGTCTTACGAAGTTCAGACTGCAACGGGTTTTTGTGTTGATGAAAAAAGGAACCCAACTGAAGTTGCGGATGATTTAGTTTGTGTTACTATCCATGACAGTGATGAAAACGAGGAACTTGACGGAGCATTGATATTGCTCAGTCGCAAAGAAACTCTTTCTCTGATAGAGAAGTTGGCAAAAGCTGCTAGTTTGTTACGTAAAGAATATACAGATTAAGCCTATGTCAGGCAAGAATCGAAGCAAGGTCGGTATCGATGTGGTGGAGAAAATCATCTCGTTGAAGGAAGTAGACCAGGAATTCCTGACCAATAAGACAATCCTGGCATACCTTGGCGGTGTTAGTAAGGAATACATAAAAGATTTGAGAGAATCGGGTGTTCTGCCTTACTATAAGGTGCGAAACACCATATTCTATAAGGTCTCTGATGTTCGAAAGATGGTAGAAAAGAATAGGATCATCTGCTAGCATTGGAAATAAGATGAATATTGGTATGGTTAAAGTTATAGGTTTGTTTCATTTGCTCGTGAGAGCATGTTGTTAGTTATTTTGTTTACGTCTACAGCGGTAGACACTTTGGGGCGATGTCTGTTCGTTTAGCTTCTTTCGCCCCAAATCAGACTGAGTAGCTCAGTTGAATAGAGCAGGTTGATTCCTAATCACCGGGTCGCGAGTTTGAGCCTCGCCTCAGTCACACTCTTTTTTTTAGTTCCGTTTAGTAGTTGAATTCCTCTCTGACGGCGCAAAGGTAAGTCCTTATACCTTATAAAGTAGGTCGTTCGGGCAGCGACAATCTTGCGTCAGATGAGAGTTTCATTGAGCGGACATGGAAGATAGTTCTTTGACATGTTGATGCGCAGAAATAGTATGCGTGTAAAAGAAGTAACTGGAGAGCATCAATGGATGCCGTGACCTGGCGAAAGGACGCACGACATACGAAAATCCAGCTAATCTGCATCAAGTAAGCAGACGGACTACACCGGAACGAAGAATTGTCGGTGCAAGCACTGCCGAAAACGTTGCAGTCTGGTGAACATGGAAAAGTTCTGAAAAATCCAAAAAGATGATTTATCTTCATCATTCATATAACAACTCAGAGGAGACTGGTGTAATTGGAAGCACAGCGACAACTAGATGATACCGTTCTTATCGTCGTGAGATGGGGGTTCGAGTCCTCCGTCTCCTCCAAAAATGTAATTTATTATATAAAATAATTCGCTTTAAATGCAGCTCGTCTGTGAAGATAGGCTGCATACATCGCAGGTTGGAGCAGTTGGTAGCTCGCTAGGTTCATGACCTAGAGGTCACAGATTCGAGTTCTGTACCTGCCACAAATGTTTATTTTTTAAGCTCTAAATTGTTTATATGTGAAAAGATTGTTTTTTGCGTATCTGGGGTCTGAGAAGATAGGGTACGTCTATCTATTTTAGAATAGATTATTTTTTATTTCTGAGGAGAGTAGCTCAGTAGTAGAGCGCCAGGGGAAGTGTCCTTGGAGGTCGATGGTGCGAATCCATCCTCTCAGACCAATTTTCTTTCGTTTTTCAAGATTTTTTGATTGGTTAACTTATGCGTCGCCCAGTAGCTCAACTGCATAGAGCCGCGGTTCTTTCCGCGAGGTTGGGAGTTGGAGTCTCCCCTGGGCTTCACAAGTAGGTAAATTTCTAAATGTTTTTGATTTAGCTGACAGCGGTCAGCACACTCTTATAAATTATACATATTTTTAAAATATTAAATCCTCTTGCCTGTGAAGGTAGGAGGCACAAGCCGCATTAGCTCAGTTGGTCAGAGCAGTCTAAGGTACTGACAGGTCGTAGGTTCGAGTCCTGCATGTGGCTCACTTAATTGTGAGTGCCATAAATTTACAGTTTTTGATTATCTTTGGGAGTGAGGGTGTCTATTGTCCCTCCTCCATTTAACATTGACTTCTACTCCATCTCACAATAACCACGTGCAATCACCTCTCCTGCCTTGCGTGGTTGGCTAAACGGAGAGGTTTTATATAGATGAAAGTTAAAAATACAATAAGAATCAGTAAGGAAAATATTAATGCTCTTCGGAATCTGGAATGCGTTGAAAGCATAGAACAGAACGGAAGGGATATTACTGTTCGACTTAAACCGGAATATACGGATGGTAAGCTCGAAGCCCGAAAGGGTGAATATCTTATTCAGTGGGGTAACAAAATGTGGCAGAGATATGGCTCTGAGGCTATCAATATGCTTTCCAAAAATCCCGGAGCGGAGGCCGGCAAGACATGGGACGCGTAGGTTCAAAGAAGTATTACGCTCCTGACGGGAACGAATACGATTCAAGAGAGGAGTATCTGTACTTGCAGACCATCCTCGATGATCCTGGTATAAGCTGCATACACAGACAGGTAACCATCACGGCCATCAACCCGGTATGGATGCTGAAACCAAAGCAGCTTAAAACTAAGGTCAAGTATGAGAGAAGGTCACTGCTTTACGGGCATAACTATACTGCCGACTTCGTTTACCGGGAAGGCGATAAGATTGTGATATGTGATGTCAAGAGCCTCTATACCTCAAAGCTCAGAGAGTTCTCGATTACAACAAAGGCTGTGGTGGCAAGACTTATCGCTCACAATAGGAAACGTCATAACGGCGAGTCTGTTGTGATATTCCGTAAGGCTATCAAGATAAAGAAGAACGAGTGGAAAATCGTTGATTATCCACCGTCCGATTGCTATATTATATAATAAGGTATAAAACAAGAAGATATGGTTATTATTATCAATAGTCTCATAGCAACAGTAGCTATGTTCGCTGCATGCGCATTCGTCGCACATCTCCTTGGTTGGGATAAGGAAGACTAGTAGTTTAATTCTAAATATTTTAAATTATGGACAAAGACAAAATTATCGTCAGTGTAGTAATTGACAAGCAGGCTCTTGTTGACAGAGCATTCGACATCTCGAAGAATCTTTCTGAGTTCAATGAAATCAAGAAGGTTATCGACGGCAAAAACCAGTTTACTCGTGATATCGACGAGATTGATGATGAAGGCAAGAGGGAGAATAATACGAACCTTTTCGCCGGCATCGCATTGGACATCATTCTCAGTGATAACCCGGAACTGGCAATCACCAAGCGCCTCAATTCGCTTGAGGACAAGAAGAACTCTTTCCTCGCTAAGATGAAGAAGCTCGACGAACTCCAGGAGAAAGTGAAAAACGGAGAGGTGCATGGCGATGAAGGTTTCCGTGAGTTGTTGAAAATAATGGAGGAGGACGTGTAATGGGCGTAGTATCAAAGTACGGCAACCTGTAAACATCATCTGCCACGCTCCTGTCACTTCTTCTCATTTCGAAAGTATTTTGAAGAAGGGCAATGCGCTTCCTATGATGAATGGCGTAACAACACCGGAATTGTTCGGAATTCACGCGGACAAGAAATTTAAGCGTGGACGCTGGCGCCGAGTATTAACACATTAATTCATATAACACAATGGCAAAAGAAAAAGCAACTATTTCAGCAACCCTCGGTCATGAGTATGAGGACCTGGAGGAGCGTGAGGATTTCCTCGCCAACAACGCGGACTCTGTTGAGAAAATGGAGTTCATCAAGCGATTCAATTCTGATGAGCTGATGAAGAAGAAGGACCTGTTCGCTCTTCAGTCTGCACGAGCATCTGATATCGAGGAGGAAATCAAGGATTTCCGTGAGCAGAAAAAGGCAGAGCTGAAGCCTATCAAGGAAGAGATTTCTTCTCTCCTTAAGGAAATCAAGCAGAAGGGTAGCATGGTTAACGAGAAGGTTTACAAGTTCGTTGACCGTGAAGCAAAGATGACTGCCTTCTATGACAAGGAGGGTAATCTTGTTTCTTCCCGTCCGGCAACACGTGACGAACTCCCTAGCAATGTATACTCAATTAACCGTGATCAGCAGGCTATGTAGTCTGCTTTCACATAGTTTCTAAATTCTAAAATATTTTGTAAAATGAACAATGAAAAATTGCAGATAGACCTCGCTCCTGGACAGGATCATGCGGAGATTGTTCTCCGTGAGGTAGGTAACGAGAACCCTTATAAGCTTCCTGCAAAGGAGCCTCTTAATCTTCAGGTAGACGGTGTTATTACCTGTATCTATGCCTTCCTTGAGAAGCGTTGGGGCACAGAGCAGATTGACAAAGAGCATACGCATATCCTGGTTAATCGAGAGAAGCTCGTTGTTACTCTTGTTACAAACGAGAATGATGAGCGCACTACACAGACTATCATCGGCTCTATTCAGCTGTCTCGTCAGTTTGAGGGATTTCATATCAATGACGGTCAGTTGTGGAAACCGGTACAGCTTGGTGACTTCTTCCGACTCAATCGTTCTTTCTTCGAGACGAAGGAGAAGAACATGGAACTCGTCAATCTCCTCAAGAGCTTCTCGGCGAAGGTTCAGACAACAATCAAGAAGGAATACAGCGACAATGGTTCCGTGACTGACAACTATGAGAAGGCTGTAGACTCTAATCTTCCTCCATCGTTCACTATCAATATTCCTATTTTCAAGGGCGCAGAGCCTGAGAAGCTTTCAATCGAGACTATCGCTCACGTCGAAGGCAACATGGCATTACTGACGCTTATCTCTGCTGATGCAGAATGTATCATCGAAGAATCCCGCGACAAGATCATCAATACGGAGCTTGATAAGATTCGTAAACTCTGTCCTGAGATTCCTATTATGGAAGTGTAATGACAGAAATGGATAACAGAATAGCAAGAATGCCCGCCAAGATGGCCTTTGCTGTACTTGACTTGCGTAAGGTGCATGCGTGCATCATGGAACTTCCACGAAGCAAGTCGGTACAGCTGGCCCGAAAGACGGCATACCTCAACTACATTGAAGGTGAGGGTAGAAAACTCGGTAAGGTTCCACTTCACTACGATTACGTCAACGAAAAAGGTGATGTGGCGACTGTGGAAACTTACTTCAGATATTTAGATAGAATACATTAATCATTCCCGGTATGGCAAACAGTAGATTCGCTCTCCACTATAAGAGGAGTTGTCACGATTGTATCTTCCTTCAGATTTGTACTGATCCTAACGCAAGCTACAATGGAGATTACGTTTGCAAAGACTGGGAATGGAAGTATCAGTGATTAATTTTAAACAAAAAATAATGGAAAATGAAAATCCAGGATACGAGGTCATGCAGGTTAGCCATGACCAGGGTATCATTCAAGTGGATGCTGTAGAACGAGCAAACGTTGATTCTCAGGTCGCAACGGCAAAGCAGTATCCTAGAGACCTTGCAAGAAGTGTAAACAACTCAATCGCTATGGCTACGATGGACTATGCGACCGCACAGAGCTGTGGTTATGCTCTTCCACGTGGCGGCAAGCCTATCACTGGCCCGAGCGTTCATCTTGCCAAGCTTCTTGTTTCAAATTGGGGAAATATGAGAGCAGAAGCAAAGGTAGTCCAGATTACGGAAAAGCAAGTTATCAGTCGTGGTACTTGTTGGGATTTGGAGAACAATGTAGCTACAGCATTTGAGGTGCGTCGTTCTATTGTCGGTAAGGGTGGAAAGCGCTTCACTGATGATATGATTACAGTTACCGGTAATGCTGCGAATGCTATCGCTTATCGTAATGCGGTGTTCTCTGTCATCCCAAAGGCAATTACCGATAAGGTATATCAAGCTGCTCAACACTTCATTACGGGTGATTTGTCCGATGAAGAGAAGCTTGTTGCAAGACGAAAGAAGTGTATCGACTTCTTTAAGGATGAGTATGGTATCACCGAACAAGAGGTTGTGATGCTCTGTGGTAAGCAGACGGTCAACCAGATTAAGGCAGATCAAATTGCCCTTCTTCTCGGTATTACTCAGTCTCTCACTGATGGTGACACAACAGTCGACGAACTGATGAAGCCGTACCGAAAGGAAGAGAACAAGAAGAGTATTACCGCTATGGCCGCTGATGCTGCAAAGACTGACGCAGCAAAGAAGGAGGACAAGAAATGATTACTGATGGCATAGAACAGCGTTCGATTTCGTGGTTCCGTAGTCGCGTCGGTTTTTTGACAGGTTCTAAAATCGCCGACATCATGAAGTCAGGTCGCAAGAAAGATGAGGCTTTCTCTGAGACAGCTAAAGCGTATCTGTTTCAGGTTGCCGGCGAACGTCTGTTCAATCCAACCTTCTTGAATGATGACGGAATCTTTCAAGATTATCTAGACTTGACATCTGTATCAACAAAAGCAATGCAGTTTGGATCTGATCAGGAAGATGCTGCGAAATCTTTATTCATGCAGATGAACTTCCCTGAAGGTGAGATTACTGAGCTTTCTTCCTGCAAACACGATACAATCCCTTACTTCGCGGCTTCTCCTGACGGCGCAATCTATGGCCGTGACGGCGAAGACCTCAAAATCATCGAGGTCAAATGCCCGAACATAAATACTTATATGAAGTACCGAACCCTCATCCACGATGCCGCATCGCTCAAAGAAACCGAGCCGAAGTATTACTGGCAGATGATGGCTGAGATGAGTTGTACCGGCGCTAAAGGCGGAATATTCATCGTATATTGTCCTTGGCTATCAAAGCCTATTCACTGGGCTGAGATAGACAGAGTAGAGGATGATATCAAGCTGATGGAAGACAGAGTAATACTCGCAAACGATTTTATTAACGAAATCATAAATAATTAAATGGCAGAAATAACAGGAAAAATTATCGCAGTATTGCCGACAAAAAGCGGAACATCTGCTAGGGGAACACAATGGAGTTCCCAAACTGCTGTTATCGAAACACACGAGCAGTACCCTAAGAGGGTTGCTTTCGATGTTCTTGGTGACAAAATCACAGAGTTTAACTTACAGGTTGGTGAGGAAGTGACAGTATCATTTGACATCAATACCCGTGAGTACAACGGAAAATGGTGGAACTCAGTGAATGCTTGGCAGGTCGTTCGCCAGGGCGGTCAGCAGGCTCCTATGCAGGGTGGCTACAATATGAATCCTCAGGCAGGCGTCCAGGCAGCACAAGCCGCACAACAGGCAGCTATGGCCGGAGCACCAAACCCGATGAATCCAAACAATCCGTTTCCTCCGGCACAGCAGCCAGGAGCACCGGCAGGGCAAGCTGATAATTTGCCCTTCTGACCTGGCATCCAAGCTGAAACTGATTAAAGATACATTCAATGCTGAAATAGTATGATGTATAATACGAAGAATCCTCTTGAAGTACAGAATCTCAGACTGAAGATAGAAAAGCTGATTGAAAAGCAGAGTATGGTAGAGGTCATGGAAAAGAAGGCAAAGACACTTCAGCAGTTGAAGTACCTTCACACGATACTCGCTTACTTCGGATTGCAGACCGGCAACACTCTAGATGAAGTCAAGACCTGTTACTTCAAGAGGATTGTCAATAGAGACTTGTTTGTGCGACAAAAGCACGATGATCTGCTCGGAACAGATAGGGAATACGTAATATCGACAGCAAAGCTTACGAAAGAAGAGTTATCTGAGGCTATCGAACGTTTCAGAAACTGGTCCAGTAACATAGCCGGCATATATATTCCTTCTTCTGAAGAGTACATCGCGCTTCTGCACATCGAACATGATATTCAGAATTCCAAACAATATTTATAAAAATGATGTTACCTAAAGAAATAAGACAGAAGTCAAGTGAGCTTTTCCCGAACGACTTGGAAAAGCAGAAAATCTTTTGTATGGGTGCTGCATTCTCGTTAGGCAAAGATTTATCCGACTTTGAGGAAGAAGGGCAGCAAGAGGAGTTTTATCCTTGTCAGGAAGCTCTTGAAATGTGGCTCGCATACAAGAAAGAAAAACGTCAGACTTACAAGCCACGTGGGTTAGAAGCTCTTAAAAAGAAACTTCTACAGTTATCAAACGGAAATCCCGAATACGCAAAGGTTATCGTTGAGTATTCCATGGGCAACAACTATACAGGGTTGTTTGCTCCTAAAAATAATAGCATAAATAGTTATGAACAACAGCAACGAACTTTCAACAAAATTAGTTCAATCCTTGCCGACTGAATGTAGCCAAGCTGTAGCAAAATATGGTAAACAATATGCGCTATTCTTGGATAAATATCCTACTCTGCAAAATCGGACAGATGCAATTACATCTGTATATGATTCTGTAGCTAGAGGCGGTATGTCGTTTGTTGAGATTGATAAGTACTTCAAAGATGGTGCAAGCGAGTTCTGGATTAAGATGATGCTCATCGACTTGTTCATGGTTATTGGAGCTATTGATGTAACTACTCCTTACCAGTTCAAGGCTATGGCACAGCGTATCAGACAAGAATACTATCACCTTACGCCTAGTGAGCTTACTAGATTCTTCTACGAGTTTTCTATGGGCAAGGTTGGCGAAATCTATGTAGGAAAAACATTGAATCCTCAAAAACTTTTTATTGCTCTCGAAAAATACATGAATAAACTCTATGAAAAGAGAGCTGAAGTTTATTCTCAAAAGTTAGCTGAAAAACAAAAGAAAGAAGATGAGGAATCTAGAAGAAAAGCAATATCCTACGAAGAATATTGTCGCTTAAATGGTATTGATATTAAAGAATCCCCTCTTAAAAAGCTAAAACAAAAACTTGAAAAAGAATCAAAACGTAATAAAGATGGCGACTCCTGGGAAATGTAGTGAATGGACGAGGAGAAGATGTAAACATCGGCCTCGTCTTTACGGCGCAGCAAATGTGTGCGCAGAATGTGTTGAAGAACAGTGTTTTGAACCGAACGCTTTTTATTACACGAGTAAATTGCGTGATAATTATGAATGTGATGACGAAGAAGACACTTAACCAGCTTAAGAAAGAGTGGTTGTCCGCGCACCCGGATGCCACCGTAGAGCAGGCTTTCGATGCAGGAGCCTTCGCAGAGACATGGCTGTGGTGCAACAAAACCAAGTAATTTAGAATTATGACACAGAAAGAACGTATCGAGAACGCTACCACAAAGCAAGCGGTAGTGTTCATCTGGATCTACTCCTGGGTTATTGTGAGAAACCTAGGAAGAGCAATCAATAAGGCAGTTCACAAGCTGCCCTGGTTGTTCATCGTTATAACGATAGTAATATCGTTCATTGTTAGCTTTATCTTTATCTCTAAGGCTAGGGCAGAACGAGATAGCTACAATCAAAAACTAGTTCACGCAACACAGCAGCTTGATAGCTATGTGGCTGCATACGGAAACATTAAATCAAAGTAATATGAAGAAATACAAACATACAATAGTGATGATCCTGCTTATTATCGCAGGCTACGGATTTATCTGCTTTATGGTTGAACACATTTTCCTTTCGCTTCTGATGCTGTTCTGTATCAGCTGCGCATTGGCAGTAGAGAAGGAGGTGTAGGAATGTCGGCATATAATTTCACACCAAAAGGAGCATTCTTCATCAACTACAAGGAGCCTGACAGGGAAACCGTAGACCATATCACTTCGCTCTATTACCTCATTATCGGTTCTCTCGCTACAATCACACAGACGGCAATCAAAGACTTGCACGACAATCTCAGTGAGAGGAAGGACCTGTTTAAGCATGAGCTTAAGTATCGCATAAAGGAGGCATTCTCCCGTTCTGAGACTCTTATCGGTATATTCAAGAAGTATACTACCGAGATTTCGCAGTATGAACTCTGGCTTGATATTACAGACAGCATGGAGGAAGACCTGAAGATTGATATACAGAGACTCTTCTACACGACCGATAATATTCTTCTGAAGAACAACATTAAGGAACACAAGCTTCAGGCGTATGCATGCGTAGCTTACAACCTGTCAATCATGCTGCACGATATGTGTACGAAGTTTGATGACGTTATGAGTGAACGCGGCATCAGTTCTGGCAGCATAAGACCTTGCGGAGAATTCATACAGTCTATGTATGGTATGTATGCCTCGATGAGAGAGGTTGCCAGGATTCTCATACCGGACAAGGATGCCGAATACTTCAAGGAAGGCGGTCAGATTTACCGGGCGTTACAGGTTGTCGCCATGAAAGTCTGCAATCCGGAAAGAATAGACAATGCTGCCGACGAAGGCCTGAAGCTTAATGGCGTTGACTATCATGGTAAAGAACACCAGAATAACGCATTCCTACCTTGGAATGGCATCCAGGTTAACTTCCTGGCACGCAACTTCGATAAAATGTCTGATGAAGAACTTGCAAAGGCTCTAGGACGATCTGTTGGTGCAGTAAAGGCAAAAATGAGACAACTTAAACTAAAACGTAATAACGATTAGGAGGTGTAATTATGGAAGATTTACCTATAGGCTCTGAAATCGTCTTGAAGGTGGTTAAAACAGAGAAAGAACAATGTAATGGCTGTTTTTTCGATGAGATATGTAACAATATCTATGAGAATGTTTGCGGAGATTTTGACTGTAGCGCAAGCACTAGAAAAGACGGAAAGGCTGTTCAATTTAAAAGAGTAAAGTGATATGGAAACAAAAATAAACATAGCGGGAATCCTAAAGGATAAGCCGCAAGGAACTAAGTTGTACGACTTATTACGCAATATAGACGTAGAGTTAGATAAAGTCCACACAACAGACGTTGGTACTTATATAGAATGCACATCAACTAATGAAGTAGGCAGTACTCTTTTGTTTGATTATTCAAAACTAGGTACAGAAGAAAGTTGGCTTGAAGGCTTACGGATTCTTCTTCCTTCTAAGAATATGCGTGACTGGGGCAAGTTCGCCTGGAAGAAGGGCGATTTGCTTGTCAATAGTTGTGGGTTTCAGTGCATTTTCAAAGAATGGGCATCTGATGATTATACAAAGTTCAACGGATGCTATTCTAATAGCAGGGATGGTTACGAAGATGTATTAAATGCAGAAACAGCTAAGTTTGACAAGTTAGATAACAATACTGCCTATGGTTATATAAGAGAGATTGAGAATAGATGTGGCGGTAAGTTAAACCTTGAAACTTTGGAGATTAAAAAGCCTGAGTTCAAGGATGGGGATATTGTCACCATTATGCCTCATATTGGAGATAAGCTTATCTATCTTTTCAAAGCAGAAGATGACGAAAAGTATTATGGTCATGCTTTTCTTGACGGTAACATAGCTATTGTTAATGAGGATAGTTATTGCCAAAAGGACTTCTGTACAGCTCGTCCATCTACAGACGAAGAGAAGCAACAACTCTTCTCAGCTCTCGAAAAGGGAGGCAAGTTTTGGGATAGTGATAAGAAAGCTATTGTTGATTTGAAGCCAAAGTGCGAGCTTAAACCTTTTGATAAGGTGCTTTGTCGAAATTCTATGGATGATACTTGGGAAGCTGATTTCTTTGCTCGTCTTACACGAAAAGAAATTGATTACACGCAGAGTGGTAAGTATTTATGTGTAGGAGATTTATGGATGTATTGTATCCCTTACAACGAAGAGACAGCACATCTACTAGGAACGACTGATGATTGGGAAGGAGGTGAGCAATGATTAGAGACGCTGCAAAGATAATTGTAACACCAAATGGCGTATCACTTAAAGAAGCCTTGACTAAAGAAGTAGTTAAGGCACTCAATAAAGAAGCTTCCAACTATATGAATTATGAAATCCCAGAAGTAAAACTTGGTGGCAACCCTCCTAGTGGCAAGGAAAGCCGTAGAACTAGGAGAATGTTAGAACTTAGAAAAAGAAAGGGTAGATTATGATAGATAAGAAAATAGAAGAAGCTGCAAGATATTATTGCAACAAAAGATATCCTGCTTCACAGGATGCTCCGTTTATAGCAGAGGGGTTTAGACATGGTGCTAAGTGGGCTATTAATGAGTTATTCAAAAACTTGTGGCATCCAAATACAGAAGAGCCAGATAAGAGCAAGAGCGATATTATTACCCTTGGTTTTGATAACGATGCTTATCTACAGTTTAAAGAATCCATTCTTTGGAATGAGGAGTCTTGGAGACATTCGATTAGCAGATGCCAAATCATCAAGTGGGCTTATTTATCTGACATACTGCCAAAAGAAGGAGGTGAGCAATGAAAGAGCTTAAAGATTTGGTTGCTGGTGATAAGGTTATTGCTTACGACAAATACGACAACAGAAGAATTGCTATTGTTGAAAGAATAACAAAAACTTTGGTCGTTGTAAACAATATTAAATACCGAAAGTCTGACGGATTTGCATCTAGAGAATCTTATATCTTCTCTCGTAGAATTGAAATCCCTAAAGATGAGGAGCAGATAAAGGCAATAAAATTAGAATACCGTAAGCGAATTATCATTCATAGAATACATAATCTCAATCTGAATGATTATCCGCTAGAAGTGTTGGAAAAAGTTTATATTGAATTAGGAGGAAATTAGATATGGTAGAGCTTAAAGTTGGAGAAAGAGTAACTATCACTCTTGAAGCAGTTGAAGCTGTTAAAGGCAAAGGCTGTGATGGATGCTTCTTTGATAGAAATGGCGGTTGTGTAGCAATATCACTTGGAATGGAGTGTGTTCCAAAATATCGTTCAGACAAAAAGGATGTAATCTTTAAAGAAGTTAAGGAGCAAATCGAATGAAACATAAGTTGAAAATGATATGGCGAATCCTCCGTGACAGACAGGTTGTAGTCATAACCGAAAGTTATGGAAGAATGTATTGTAATTGGGACACAAGAAGTCTTGAAGATGTTTGTCAAATGTGTCACAAAGTACATGATATGGCTTATATAATGAATAATAAAAAGTAAGCGTATGTATTTTGAATATAGAATCGTCAAGATTGAGAAAGGTTTGTTTCTCATCGAATATAAGACCGCTCCTTATGGAGTTTGGCATGAAGTAAAAAACAAACAGTTCAAGACTAAGCCAAAGGCAGAAGCTTGGGCTAGAAAGAACTTAGTTTAATGAAGTAAAGCGTATGGATAAGTATAAATTGCATAACGATAAGTGTGACGGCTCAAAGTGCTGGGTTTGTCAATTCACTTGGTGTTGTGATAAGTATAATCATCATAAAAAGTAAAGCGTATGGAATATGAAGATTATAAAAGAGCAAAACAGTTACAAGAAGAAACACTCCCAGCTTTTGAAAGATTAAAAAAAGCTGTTTCTGTTGGCACGCTTGACAAGAAAGCAATAAAAGAAATTGGAGATTCTTTTGCAAACGCTATGTTTTATGAAAATGATTTTGCAGATTCTCTTGAAGAATTTATTGATGGGTGGGCTGTAAAATTTAAAGAGGAATTTAATAAATTGTAGGTTAACCGCCTACGGACATAATTTTAAAGATATGACAAAAGAAGAATTAAAAGTAAAGGTTGCCAAGCAACTAAGCATTATCGATGATGCTAACAATGAGATTTGCTCTTACGTAAATGATTACATCGAAAGTCTTCCATACAAAGTTGGAGACAAAGTTAGCTGCTCCAGATGTGATGTTTGTTGGATTTCAAACATTATTCCAATGAAAGGTTATAAAGGTTATACTGGCGAGATTGATGTAAGAATCAACCCTGCTAAGAAAGATGGCACTCGCTCCAATAGAGAGTTTGTACTATGGAGTATGGAAATTGATAGTATCAAGAAGATTGATTAATCAGATAGTAATATGGATAAAAAGGTATTTGAAAGAGCAGACAAATTAAATCACTTTCTTACAGCACACAAAGAAACTATTAATTTGTATTGCAACTATTCTAATGGCTGCAACTACAATGATATGTCGTATGTTCTGAAAGAAATTGATGCTATAAATCCCGAATTATCTAAGGATATTAAAAAGGCTGTTCAAAAATCTTTTGATAGTATTCAAAAAGAGTTTGATGAGCTTTAGCAACTAACCACCCTCTCCTGCAACAGGGAGAGGGTAAAAAGAAGAGAATATGTTAAAAAGGAGTGAATTTGAAAAAGAAGAATTATAGCGTATGAAAATAGAAGATATCAAGTTCAAGGCTAAACGTCTTGACGGAAAAGGATGGGTTTGCGGATATTTCTACGAGGAGAATGATAATACATACATCATCGAGAATCGTCAGAAAGAAAGTAAGTTAAACAGAAATCTCACTTATCAGGTAGACCCTTCTACCGTCTGTATGTTCACAGGATTGACAGATTGTGAAGGTAAAGAATTGTTTGAACACGACCTAATACATTTTGTAGGGTTTACCCATACTGCCGAAGTGATTTGGTCGGAAGGTAACTATGCTTTTATGGTAGTCAGCGAGAATAAACATTCTTATTGGCTTCACAATGTTATAAAAGTTTGTAGAATAGAAAGAATTGGCAATAAATTCGATAAAAAGAAGTAGCGTGTGGAAAGACAAATAACAATTAGCATAGAAGAGTATAACAAGCTCATTGATATGCACACAAAAAGAGAGGAACTTCCCAAAAGGATAGAAGTAAAGAAGTTCACATCAAAGTGGTGGAAATGGCTCAAAAGAGCATCGTGTTCACTCTTTCACTACAACAAGAATGTTGAGCAACAGAAGCTTATCAAGCGTTGTATCAATGAAATGTCAAGTGTTTTACTCGATAATCTGTATGGTTATTGGAGAGGTGATTTGTCTGATTATCTCAAAGATAGAAGCAATTTAGAGTATTTTATGAGAGGTTACAAAAATGATGCCTATCGTTACGTAATGGAATGGTTAGACAAAAAGAAGTAGCGTATGAGACTTAAAAAGATAGAAGATATGAAGGGAACATTTGGAGTAATATATAAAGCGAAGATTGATGCTTACAATAGCTACTATCAACACATGAGATTATTAGGCAAGGTAAATGAAACTCTTTCTTTTGATGAATGGGAAAAGAAAAATTGTAAATGGTTAAAGTAATAGTGTATGGAAAAGAATATGTTTGAAGATATTGTTGATGAAGGCAATATAGTTGTGATAGATAATGATTGGATTGTGTTATGTAAGCGTTGGAAACCATGGTGTCACAATCTCTTCTGCTATCTTTATCTTCACAAGGAAGATAAGAATTTAATGGTAGGCTCTCATTTTACGATGACCGAGGATAAAAAGAAATCTACTCGGTTGGCTACCAACGAGGAGCGTCTTATGCTTTTTGAAGAAATGTTCAAGTATGGAATTGCTTTCGATAAGCACGACCATCATTTGATTGGAAAGTTATGGTAATTGTAAAATAAAATAGTGTATGGAGAAACGAATAATTTTAGACGAACAAGATATGAATGAGTTTACAAAGATTTTCGCAACAGACTGGAAGGAGGTGTAAGGATGGAAAAGAAAGTATTGACCCTCACCGTCAGCAAGCAATGGTTCGACATGATTGTGGCTGGCGAAAAGACAGAAGAATATCGGACGATTAAAGGTTACTGGACAGTTCGACTTTATGATGTTTTTGCAAAAAATCCTACGAAGTATTTAATGGATAAAAAGATAAGCGGAGATATTGATTATCTAAAACTGATGATACGTTGTAACCATTTTATCGCAAAACAATATACCCACGTTCTCTTCATCAACGGCTACCGCAAGGATAGTCCACGAATTGAGAAGGAAATTGAGAGTATCATCATCGGTAAGCCAAAGAAGGGAATGTGCCCAGACAAGTGGCTTGATACCGAGTTTTTTATCATTAAATTCAAGTAGCGTATGACAAACGAGGAATTTTTCAATGCTCATATGGGTGAGCGAGTTCTTTATAAAGGTAAGAACATTGGGGCATACGTAGCAGGTTATGTAGAGGAAAAGTATATTATCTTAGGATTTGATGATTATACAGGCTGCATTCTGTGCTTCACTTCAAAAGTGAAAAATCTTTGTGGCATATATCACTCATACCGATTCGCAAAATTGAAGTATTTGGAAGTGATAAAACATCAGTAATATGGAAAAAGAAGAAAGATGTTGTGGTAACTGCCTTTGGATGGGATGCGAAGACATCTTAGGCAATGGATGGTGCTACAAAAAAGATTGCGAAACATCTTGTGATAAGGTTTGCAAGAAACATGAATTTTAAACTTTAAATATTAAAATGGAAAAGATTTACAGACATTTCAAAGGAGGTTATTACAGATTTATTACTGAGGTCACTAATAGTGAAACTCAGGAGAAAGAAGTTGTTTATCAGGCTCTCTATGGAGAGTGCAAGGTTTGGACTCGCCCTGCTGATATGTTCTACGGAAAGGTGAACGTTGATGGTGTGGAGATTGATAGATTCACCGAGGTTGTTGGTGTGCCTGTCTTATTCAAAAAGACCAACGAGAACGCTATTATGCCAACGAAGGCGCACAATGACGATTTCTGCTACGACTGCTATGCGGTATCAGAAGAAGAGATTGCACCTAACGTGTGGAAGTACGGCCTCGGATTTGCATTGCAGATTGAAAACCGCAACAAACCTGCCGACATTTCTAGATGCTTTACGTTCCGTCCTCGTTCTTCCGTATGGAAGACTGGTATGAGTCTCAGTAATTGTGAAGGCACTGTCGATGACCCATATACTGGAGAGATTTCTGCCGTATTCTATCACCTGTTTCCAAATATGCCAAGATATAAGGTTGGTGACAAAATTGTGCAATTCCACCTAGAAACAAGTGACAACATCATGTTCTTTAAGACCGACAAATTAAACAAAACAGAACGTGGCGATAACGGCTACGGCTCTTCTGATAAAAAGTAATACATGAACATCACAGATGAACAGAAAACATATATAAAGGAACACCCTTACGAATCTCCTTACGCAATGGCCAAGAGCTTCGGTTGCGCAGTACAGACTGTTTACTGGTGGCTACATAGGCTGCATGGGGATTCGTTCAAGGACGCAAGAAAAGAGCAAAGAGAGAAGATCAGGGAATCTGTCCGTAAGCTATATCCGGATTACTCTTCTTCTGAAATTTCCAAAGAACTTGGAATAACAAAGTCATGTGTAACAAGCATAGCAAAGGCACTTGGCGTTACTCATACCCAGGAAACGGAAGAAAGACTTCGGTTGAAATGCGCACAGGCAATAATAAGACCGGAGATAATAGCTAAACGTTCTGAATCTCTAAAAAAGACGCTGAGGCTTGACAGATACAGAGCAACGAATGGAATAAAACAGAAGACACGACGCAAGTTTAAGACCATTCCGAGCAGATGTCTCTGTGCAAGGAACTATCTCTGCAATAAATACAACTATTTCTACGACAAAGATTACGGAGAGCTTCTTACCGTCTTCTACGACAGCGAAACAAAGATGCTGAGTGAAGATCAGCAGAAACACTACGAGACGAAGTATGGTATCAAGTTCCTCCAGGGAGCTGAAGAATAATTTCTGTGCATTATCATCTATATTGTTTAGGGGTGGCTACACATCGCGTGCGGTCACCCCCTTTTTGTTTATAAATCAATAACCAAATAAAAACATAAGAAAAAACTAAGAACGTTTATGTAGTTTTAACTTCCAGTATATCCACCCCAAAAATGCGAGAATGCCTATAAAAAGACAAACTGATGCTATCTTACCTATATTCAAGAAAGCTCTGTCAGTCTTTGATAGTTGCTTGCCAACCTCAACTTTATATGGAATCGAATCTCGCACAATCAAGGTATCTGATTTGTTTCTTACAATATATCTGTCTTTATATTGAAGATGGTACTTGTCCTTGAAGACTGTATCACCTCTAATATAAACAGATACACTATCATGCACATAGACGGAATCAGTCTTCAACAAAGAATCCGTCTTTACTACGACCCTATCTCTGTATTCTGTAATAGGAACGTACTTTGTAGTAGTACATCTACAGAACATTGATAGAATCAGCATTGCTACTGCAATAGCAATTACAACTCTTGTTATCTTATCAATCAGTTTCATAAGCTTACTGAATTACAATCGTTACTTTTTCCTTTTTATCCCAAGCTGTCTTCATGGTCTGAATGAGCTTGTTTGTCCAAAATCGAGAATCGCTAACCCATCCTTTCTTATCGTTTTTACCGATAAGAATACACCCCTCAGTATCTTTTGCAGAGTTACCGCTATGTATGCGTATTCCTTCAAATCCTTTGACATTCAGAAGTAATGGCAACATCTTCTTGAATTTGTTGGAGTAGGTATATACACATTCATAGCTGCCGCTTGGTATTGCAGTCTGCCCATACACCTTTTTATTCTTGATTTCGTCCAAATCCATTTCCTGATTCAATTCTCTGTCTGTATCTTCAAGAATATTGCATCCGAACAATTTGCCATTCACATACAGACGGCTAATAGTATAGCCATCCTTTTTCCAAGCTCTATCAATTAGTACTTCCATTTTTGTTTTCCTCCTCTTTTTTATCAAACTCATTGTTGAGTCTGTCAATAATCGGTTTCCAATAGCTAGGCAATGCCTTCGCAAACTCAAACCTCAAAATGTAATAAATAACTCTGAATGCAACATTCTTAGGGTATGCCTTAATGAGATTTTTGAACGAATTGCATATATACACATAGCAGAATATATACGTAAGCATCTTAATTACAAATAATGCTTCTGTATTGTCGTTGCAACTTACCATGATTCCATACATGACATACACAATAACAATATACAAGAGCATTTCTAAAAGTGCATTCTTGAACTTCGATGCAGAAAAGTTCTTGCATCGTACAACACTCACGCCGTCAGCTCGCATACCACAGAAGATATTGAAGCCAAAGGCGATAACCAACGCCAAAACAAAACCTTCTGTTGGCGTTGCAAAGGCAAGTATAGCTGAAAATATAGTTACACCTATCTGCCGAATCTGTGATGAATCTAATAAATCTGTCATAATCTGTTATCCTGAATAATTAATAAAAATAAAGTTTCGGTCTCTTTCTGCAAAGATAGCAAAAAAAAACGAAACTTCATTCAGAATAACGAAAAACTTTATACTTTTAAATCATGATACGGCAATTCTCCGTTATTTAAGAAAGAAATGCACTCATCGAAAATCTTACGTTCATAATCGAGCGCATTGATTTTAGGAAACCATTTCTTTATCTTTTCGTCGTTACGCTTTACCATTTCGCCCCAAAGAACGCACCAGTCTTCGAGATTGATGTTGTCGTTCTTGACCTCATGCCAATAGTCCTTGGCTACATCTTTAGTGTGAAGCTGGCCTATGAGACAAAGATGCATATCTGCCATCTCTTCGTTATAATGACACGCGCCAATCTCTCCCTGGACCTGCTTCATCACATCAAGCATTACGCTGTCATTCATTCCGACTTCACAACAATCTGCCATGATCGTAACACAGTTCTTGATAGCCTGCATATCATTGCTAGCTATAATGTCTTCGAATACCTTTTTCATAACCGTATATTTTTGATGTTACTTCAGAAAATACTCTCTGATGTTGTATACACCATCCTTGTCTTTCAACAAATCGAGTGCAAGGCTGTGGGCATACTTAACCAGATGTTCTGTATCAATGTCCTTAACATCTTCCTTGCCGAGTATCTTAGCAATTGTGCATCCGTGGTCGCTTACAACCTGATTCATCGCAACGTACAAAGCGTAATCGTTGTAATAAGGTTTCTCCTCTGTTGCAAGTCCGAGACCGGTCATAGCATTGATCCATGTCTGCATATCCCAGGTTACTGGTGGATTCATACCGTTTGTAATCTCAGAAGCTTCCTTCTTCGTAAGATAGTTTTTCCACTTGATAGCGCAAAGCTTATCAAGATACTCTTGTGCCAACTCTGGGTGCTTGGATGCCATATCCTTCATCATGCAACGCATCGTATTACCGAATACGTGCATATACTTTACGTTGGTTGACGAAGCCATAATCCCATAAAGCTCATCAAACTTACTCATAATGTCTTTTGTTTCCATATCTTGTATATTTTTTAACCTATTATCAAATCTTTCAATTCTACAAAGTCCTCCTCTGTGAAGTTGATGCTTCGCTTGCTTCCAAAGAGGATAGCAGTAGCAATTCCATCTGGCAGGTCAATAGACACAACTCCTTTGTCGATATGTCCGTGTATAAAACCTACATCGAATTTGTAATCTTCCACGGATTTTAGCATCTGCATCATATCTTCAAATATCATGTTGGCATCTATGTTGCCGTCTTCATCGGCGATGAATAGGGTAGCGTTGTCAATGCTCTTGCCCCAACTATCCTTGTGCTTGGCGATGATGTTGTGCGCCGCACGTTTCATGTACACTGATGGTATGGCGAGCATCTGGTTAGCCTTAACCATATCGTCTATTCTAGCATCTGCCCACAAATCAAGCGATGTAAGCAGTTTCTCTTTCAATTCTGTTACGTTCATTTCTTAGTTCCTCCCTTCTTTGTCCCTTGAACCATAGCGAGATACTCTTGCCACGTTTTATCACTATGATTTGTCATATAGTCGTTAAGCATAGCGGTTTTCTGCTCTTCCGCCTGTGCTACTTCTTTTCTCAGTCGTTGCATCAAAGACAAATGTTTCTTTAATGCCTCCTGTCCTTGCTGAGTGCTTTCGATACGAGGGCGTATGATGCGCAATTCCTCGTCTTGCACTAGCTTAGACACATATTGCAAGCTATTGACGTATTCTTGATTTTGCATCAAGTACTGACGTTGTGCGCCTGTAAGATTGTCTTCAATTTTGTCTATCTCATCCCACAAAGGGGTTGGAGACTGCTGCGCCTGCATGTTGATAGATGCTCGCTTCTGCTGTATTGCTTCGTACATCTTCTGTAGCTCGGCATCCATCATCTGCGGCTGCTGCTGATTTGTACCCATATCCAATAATGGGCTGTTACCAAAATTCATCATAACAATCAATATCTTTAAAGTTGGTGATATATTATAGAGAGGTGAGAGGGCATCCACCAACGAGGGCAAACACCCCTCACCAACTCATTTTTTCTTAGTCTTTTTTACGGACTTTCTTGCTCTGTTACGCTCCTGTAGTGGGAGTGGAAGGAGCAGTACCGTTACAGCAATAGCTGCCGTAGCCCGAGATTACTGGCGTAGATGGGAGTACCAACTGACCACGCAAGCAGTTGCAGGTCTTCTCGTTCACGTAAGCCATCATCAGCTTCTCCTTGTAAGGAGTGAGGGCTTCCATCACGGCTACCTTCTTGTCGAGGTCGCTATACTTTGCTTGCAACGCATCGTACTGGTCTCTCTGATTCTTGTACAAGCCGAAATCAGCATCAATCTGAGACTTGTAAAGACCGAACTCAGCCTGCATTGCACGGCGGTTCTCGGCGTTGATAGCATCGTTAGCACCCTTATACATAGAGAACTTCTCTGCGATGTCTGTCTCTCGCATAGCGTAGAACTTGTTAGCGGTGTCGAGCTTCATACCGAACATGTAGGTAAGCAACTTCACCTCATCATCGCATTCCTTCTCCATTACCTGCAAGGCAGTTGGCTGATTTGAACTTGCGCTAGCCCCATAGGCGTTGATGTTCACGTTCTCAGGCATATTGCTGCCACCGAGTGAACCAAACACACTGCGGTTGTTACCGCCAAGCAACCAAGCACCAGCACCGAGTGCTGTGCCGATGATACCAAGGGTAAGACCAGCATTACCTGTAGCCTTAGAAGCATAATCGTCATGCTTTTTCCCCTCTTCGTAGATTTTCTTCTCTACGACCTTTGCATCTGTCATTTCCATGATACAATCTTTTTAAGTTATCCTTAATATTAACTAACACTATTGTAACGTTACGGATGCAAAGGTACAAAGAATAGGGGAGAGCAAATATAACTCTATCACACTTTCTTTTAGTGATTGATTATCAGAGATTTAAGGTGATAGGAGGTAGTATCATAAATAATAAAAAAAGAGAGGTAACCACTTACCTCTCTTACTCAACTTGTAAGGAATACTTACATGTTCAACTATTATTTTCTTTTCTTTTTAATGTAGTGCAGTATATCCCACTTCTTAAAATATCGGGTGTGCCCTCGCTTTTTGCATTCTCCGTTCGGAATGTCACCTCTAGCAACCATTCTATTCAATGTTGCATCAGAAACGTGAAGCTTCTCCTTGACCTCCTCGGTGCTCAACATAGGGTTGAGAGCATACGGCAGATAGTTCTCACAAAGGTCTTCTATCTCATCGCTGCTCATTCCGCAAGCAGTTACCTTCTCCCCTCTCTTCTCTTGCTCGTCTGCTCGAAAGCAAGAGTCAGACAACGATTTTAATAACACTCCCAAGGTGTGATAACCAAATAACTTTCCCATATCATTATAATCTAGAGATTAAACTTTGACAGCCCTTGCCTGAGTAATACTTATCGGCAAAACCATATCCATAAAATATAATGGTCATTACAAGTATTACAACATTAGATTCCACCATTTCGTTGGTGGTAAAAACATTCCAGTATACAATATGAATAGCATTTATCCCAAATAGGTAGATGATCATCGGAATACGCCATCTGTAGCAGAGCCAAAAGAATCTGCTAGCAAGTATAAGCACAAGCGGATGGATGTAAACTGAGAAATAGATAAATGCTGCCGATACCCAATTCTCCTTAAACCATACGCACATTTCTTTTTCATGAGACGCAAATGTTACCATGCATGCAATATGAAAAAGCATGATAAACAGAGGCATCACTTCACAATAATACTTAAACCAAGTGAGTAGCTTTACGCTGTAGCCTCTACCTGCAAGGATAATGACGTTTATCATTTCGCTAACGTCCATGTCCTTAAACATTACTCTTGACAACTGTACAACACCGACTGATTGAACTAACCGATGGACTTCATCTTCTTCCTCTTTAGTCATAAATTCTTCTCCTTTTGTTTTTTTGGTTTATTATTTGTTCTTAGTTCCTCATTTTAATAATAAGAAAAGTGCTGCAAAGATACACTTTTTTGCACAAAACCAGCGGAAATGAGAATATTTCTGTGTTAAACTTTATAAAAAGTAACAATCTGAAAGTTCTGTTACCAAATTCTTGTTACCATTTTATCGTTTTTTGGTAACGGAAACATTGCGCTTTCAGATTATTTTCGTAACTTTGCGGCAGAAATCAAAATATTAAGATTATGAAAAAGTTAGAACCATACGAAAATCAAATGATGTACCTAGTAGGTGGCAGTAGGTTGCCATCAACTCCTGGAGAGCGAGAGTTGGAACACAAGTGTAATCCGCACCCTAACGACTGGATAGATGGTATCTATAGTTTAAACAAACTTCCTTTCGCTGTTAGAATGCAGAAAGGTCTAGTAACGCAAGCAGAGGAGGAACGAAGGAAAGGTAGATATGGCTATCTTAGTGATTTAATTCCATCTTTCGGTGGCTCTGATGCTCCATATTTCGCTGACATGATATTAGAACCTATAGAGAAGTTCAATGCAACACACTTCCCTGACGGACGAGAAAAGAATAAGGCGGTCACCATGTGGTAAACCGCCTTATCTGTTCCTATCCTTCGAGCAAATCAACTATCTGACCATACCCACCTACAGCCATGACAGGGCAGAGTATCTTCTTGATAAGGATAATGTCCTCGGCTTCGATGTCTACGTTCTCGGCATCCTTACCTATCTTGCAGGCTACCCGATAAGCACGCAGCTTTTCTTCGCCCGATAGCTGAATACTCTGATTGTCTATCACCTCGAAGAGTACCTTGCCTACAATATCGCCCATAATCTGTGGCTTGTAGGTTGTTTCCTCTCCGTTCTCGTTCTTTACTGGTGCTACTATCACCTCACCCTTCCAATTCTTGAAAGGTACATTAAAATTCTTTTTCATATTTATTGTTTTTTTTAAAAAATTATATGCCCATATTCCACATCAGCCTCCAGTTGGTTCCAGTATATATGATGCACGCCATCTCGTTATTCGTTGTAAGTTTGTAAGATGTTCCGTTTCCTGACGGATAAAAAATCTTCGTACCATCGGTCGTCTTCAGAGTGTAATCGTATTTAGATGACCTTATAATCCAGTACATCTGACCTATTTCCGGTTCTGTTGGAAGGCTGAGTGTGACTTCACCAACATCGACTATGGTATCTGCGCCAGTAATACTGTTGTGCTTCTTCCATCTTTCGACAATCTCTAAGAACACATCATATTTTGACAACGTCTGGCTTGACGTAATAATTCTGAAACAAGGTCTGAATCCTGCAAAATCACCTTTATCACAAAATATTGCATGATTACCGCAAGGATATAGCGAGTTAACAATGCCAGTATCTCTAGAAAGCCTATCTATGTTACCAGAGGCTGAAACATACAATGCGATATTCTTTAAATTTGCTATACCAATATTATCGCCATAAGATGGTGTTGGATGGTCGTACTTAACAACTATCTGCTGACCAACATAGTCCAATCCGTATTTCCAGTTAGCTCCGATTATATTATCAATGCCATGAGTTTTGTTATCGAAGGAAATATACCCTGGTGTAAGCATGAGTTTGTTTTGTCCGTTGATTCCATTTATACTGGTCTTTCCTATATTGAATCCACCTATATATCCGCTCGTAGCATACATTGCTCCCTCGCTCGATACGTAGAACGATGACTGGCTAGCTGTATCCCCACCAACAAACAATGGCGCATAAGTAGTATCATCTACCTTACACGCTTCAATCTCGTAGTTGCCGAAATATCCCACCTTTGTAGTTCCATCCTCAGACTTCGCCCAAAGATGCTTAACCTCGATTTTATCAGCATCAATAAGGTTAGCATTGAGCTTACCATCTTGGGCAAAGAGGGCAACTTCATCTTTATTGTATATAGTTACCTTATCGCCCTTAATAGCAACTTGATTTCCGCTAATAACAATACCTGCCGCAGCCAAATCCTTAACCAACTGAGAGAAGTTCCCGATAGGCGTACTCTCATTAGTTGCAGTAATGAGACGAACAATCTCCGTCTCACTCGCTGTCTTTGGCTTGCGGCTTACCCTTACAACACCTTGCGCACTATGTCCAGCCATAGTATACCTCCTTTCTTGATTATTTCAATTCATTGTTAATTAAGTCAACAGCCTTTCGAGCTATCTCCTTGGCGTGGATGCGCCACTCTTGCATAGCCTTATACTCCGCAATATACTCCTCACGCTTGCTGTCATCCAATGCAATAGATGCCACGGCACTATTCTGAGCCAGCTCGAAGTTAAGACGAATGGCATCCATCTTGTCAGATGGGTATTTGTCTTCGATGATTGCAGAAGCGATTGCACCATAGCTGCGGATGCCACCACGAAGCTCGATGTATTCGCCTTGGCAAGAGTTCTCTACCACCATGTGCATACTATCATTCGCATCATCCGCTTTCTGCTCGATACGAACAAAATCATAAGCTACTTGAAGGTAGTTACCTGAAACAGAAACCTTCACATTATCCTTTGGCAATTCTGCCATTGTGCATTGTATCTTCATAATCTGATAATTTAAAATTGTTAATCTAAATCATAAGTATATCTGCCACTTTTGTCTACTCTGAACAGGAAAGTGTCATTGACTGGCAGAAGATTCTTCTCCCTTACTTTCATAAGTTTCTGCCTTATGAGTTTTGATGAAGTACAGAACTTATACTCTGTTCCTGGGCTATCTTTCATTTCGTACAGAACCCAGCAGCGACCGCCCTTTCCATTGACCTCTACATCATCTTCAAAGTCTAATATGTTGATAATGGTGTGATTCTGACAGAGAAGAGCTTGATTGTATTCCTGTACGGAAAATATACGTTTTCCGTTTTTGTCTACCGAGTATTTCGGTGATACAATTCCTATATCCTTGAAACTCATGTTCTTTTTACTTTTAATTTCTTGTTTATAATTTTCGGGGTAGTCTCCGACAATCTTCTTCCAAAGATGCTTACACTTGCCCCATCTTGCTATTCCCCAATAAGCTCCGATAAGTTCCTGCCGCCTTTTACGGCTCTTTACTCTACCGAAAGCCTTTGCAGCCTTAACCTTTGTACGTCTGCGCATCCTCATGTTCTTGCGAGAATATACATAACCGACAAAGTCTAGGCATCTTCCTTTTACACATTTCTCTTCGTCATGCAATTCTGCTACATGACCGCTTGCCTTCAGACAGAGACCATATTGGTTACACCAGTAGTCTAATCTTCCGAGCAACCGAACAGCTTCTTCCTTTGTTTCAGCGAAGAAGGTAATATCGTCACAATGCCGATGATAACCTTTTGCATGCTCGATATGAACCATAGCATAGTCTACCAGACTTAAAGCGAGATTACCTAACATCTGACCGATAGGATTACCGAGCGTTACACCACGCTTACACCCTAGATACTTTATTCCACCTTTGTCTGCCCAAATGCAGTACTTCTGCTTACGCTCATATTCTTCAAGCATCAGAGACTCTATATCTACAGAATAGTCCAACATGGTCTTATCTATAAGTTCGATGAATAAATCATCGTCTACATATCGTCTGAGTATCATAAGCAGAACAGGATGAGGTATTGTCAGATAGTATTTTCTGAGGTCTCCTTGCCCATAATAAGCCCATTTCGGATGCCTTCTGATAGCTCGTTGCGTTCTCAATGCACCGAATACCTGACCTTTACCTTTTCTGCCAGCACTTGAATCATATATGAGCACTCGCTCTACTATAGGTTCTAGCACTATCTTTATGGCATGGAAGAGAACGTTCCAAGGGTCGAAGTGCATAGGGCATATCTTTCTTGCCTTATTCTCTGATACTATGTCAACCTCTTTATATTCCTTCTTAGGATAAATGCCAAGGATGAGCATATTCTGTATGCGGTCGATAATATGGTTCTTTTCTCGGATATATCTCCTTGCAAACCACGTATTCTTATCATCTAACGCATTGTAGGCATCATCACCGCCTTGCTCCAATGTTTCCCTCTTTACGAGTTCATTCATCAGATTCTTTACCTTTGCTGTCATTGCGTTTTATATTTAAAGCCTATTGCTTTTTTGCCGCTTTGCCCGTGACTTTGTTCTGCTCGTACAACTGAGCCGATTACTTCACCACGCTTGCTCTCCATTCAGCGAATACAGAGAGCCTTTCCGCTGTTATTTTCTGACTAGGCTGAAAGCCCACGTCAAGGTTTGAGAGACTCGCTTCTTCATATATCCATACACGATAGATTATTGATTCAGCGATTATAAATAAGTGAGACGCACACCGTAGTTCGTATTGCGATTGCCGAAGTCGTTATTCGAATTGACGTAGAACGAGCCGCAGTTAAGCGCATTCCTGGCGTTACCACCAAAGAGGAGCAAAATGTCTCTCGCCACCTTTTATTTTATTTTTTTCTTATCACCATTTTTGCTTCGGTGGAGCAAGCTCCACATCGGGTAGCGCAGACCCTACAGGTCTGCGCCGTTTACGTATGTCGGATTTCCGTAAAAAGCGAGACGCACACCGCAGCTCGCATTGCGACTGCCGAAGCCGTTATTCGAATTGACGCAGAACGAGCCGCAGCTAAGCGCATTCCTGGCGCCACCACCAAAGAGGAGCAACTGCCCAGTGCTGCTTGCCCATGAGTAGTCGCAATAGTAGTTTGCGCTATTATTACCACCAACATTTTTTGGCATGATGTCGAAGAAGTCTCCAAGGACAAGGCTCAATACCCATCCACTATTTATATTTCGTGTGAATGTGCGATAATCTCCGACAGGATGCGCTTTAATCTCGGAATCAGAAGGCATTCTGTTACCTTTGTATACGAATGCTTCTGAACCAGTCTGACCGCTATTACCGCTATTACCGAAGTAAATGCCTTGTATCATCTGCCAGTACCATCCCCAAGGGTTCTCGATACCGAAGAGGTTCACATGGCATGCGTCAGCGTTTCCTGTCAATTCTGCCAAGCTGATTTTACCATTGTTATCTCCAAGGCTCTTTGTCGCACCCGTTGCAAGACCATTAACCTTATCCCATGTATTAGTACTACCAGTAGGACCACAACCAAACTTAGCCTGTGCGTTGCTGTTTCCGCTTTCCCACAAAACGAGCATAGGAATAATCTTCAATGTCTCATAGTCGAGCAGACCGAAATTCTTTCCGTTATTATGGGCATAAGTAAAGAACTCACTGATTGGTATATTGTTCGATACACCAAGTCCGCTACGGCTTACAAGCTTATTGCTAACAATACTACCCATATATGCGCCAAAGGTAGGATGGTCTATATAATGCTCAGAGATAGGATATGTAGAACCCCACAGAATGTTGCATCCTGCTGACGCATCGTACTTCACAAGATAGTAGAGACGATGAGGGGTATGGAACATGATATGACCTTTGCTCTCATCAACGGTTGTGCCATCCTCGAATATAGCAGAGTTGCTGCGAGACAATTTAGCCATTCTTCCATCGTTAGTGAGCAAGTATCGACCGAGCGAAGACTTAAACTCATTCCACTTCGTCTGGTTGCCGCAAACTCCCCATTGCGTATCACTTGTTTCTTTGAGATAAGTACCCCAAGCTATAAGCGAGAGGTCAAGCTGGTTAGTGCTGATAGAGTTAGCCAAATCAGACAACTTTATACGTCTGAGCGAGCCGCCAACCTCTATCAATAAGGTATCACCCTTAACCATTGATGATACCGATGCTACTGTTGCAAGATTTTTCATATTTTGCTATTTTTATGTTACTAAATCAGTTACCAATTAAGTATTCTCCATTCTCATCAACGAGAGGTTCAGAACCATCAGAGAAGAAGTCGAAGCTCGGCTTGTACTCAGCATCACATCTTATCTCCAACTCATCATCAGCGGTTTCGCCAAGACCTGTATCAGAGATATTGAAGATTGCCGTATCGCCTTCTTGCCATTGTCTTGTCGTTGTCGCACCTCCATTCTCTGCAATTGTGCTCCAATTGAGTTTAAGAACGTTGGCAGGGCAGTCCACGATGTTACCCTCTGAATTGACTAGAGCAATCTGTTGTCGGTTGTCAACTCCAGGAGATATATCAACGTTCTGACCTGCCGACACGCTATACTTCGGATAGGTTCGGGAGACAGATATTTGCTTGTTGCATACTTCCGTATCGCCGACAAATGCCTTGATAACGTATGATGCCGAATCAATAAGTCTAAGGTCGAGCGTGATATAGTTATTACTGATTGCGACAACCTCATTCATTCCTACACTTATCTGAGCCATCGAAGAACCGCTCATCTTGTATAGCTTGATAGTGTAGCCAGAAGTGATACTCTTTGCACCCTTGTAGATATGGAGAGGAATCTTTCTCAGATAAGCCTTTTCATCAATGCAAGCGTTTCTAACAGCATCAGATGCCGCTATCATACCATGAGCAACCGTGTAGTCGTACAGAAGCAGTCTGTCTGTCATTGGGTTGTAGATGATAGTCTCATCATCATCAATAGCCATTGAATAGGCATCATCGCTCTTAGCAACCGTGTTCAAAACTACCTCATCTGTAAGGATAGGAACATTGACGTTGGTTCGATAATCCACGATGTCAGCTTTGAATCTCAAAGCAAATCGTTCTGCTACTGCTACATTACGGAATATGGTAAGGTCTCCACGTGTAGCACCATCCTGATTGATGGAATAGTCCGAAGCTGCCCACACCTTGCTTATATCCTCGCCATTGACGAGCCACACCATGTTGGCAAGTATCGCATTGGCTTGCTGATACTTCCACGTACCATCGCTTGCGTCAGCTGTGATGTCTGGGTGCAATACGCAAGGTGTGTTGGCTCGGTTAGGCTCGTAGCTGCTGTTAGCCACGTTATACACCTGCGTAGTAGGAGAGCCGCCCGACACACATACGATTGATTTTGCCGTATTGAGCGGTGCGAAAGACCTTCTTATTCTTACTGCGTTGTTTGTTGCCATAGTTTTTCCCTCCTATTTTACCAAGTTGCCGTGAATAAGACATAAGCATCATGCTCTGTGCCGCCATAGTCGCTCTCAGATTTTGCGATTGTGATAACGTTAGAGTTTACTTCCTTGATAAGCTCGTTATTGTCTTTGTAGGCTTTTGCGTTCCACGCAACGTTGGTTGGCGTTACAATAGCATTCGTCCTTGTATTCTTGATGCGTCCTGTTATCGTAGCATCCTTATCGCCTATAAGGTTTGATACTTCCCCGACAATTACGTATTCGTCAGCGTTATCTGTCATTACCTTACCAGCTCTGAAACAAGCATTCTGAGCATCTTTGTGGTAGAACTCGCAAGTAATGAGGGTAGAGCCGTTCACCATATCACGAGTAACCGTGAGGGTCTTATCACTCCCGAGTACTTCACCTGCCGAGTTCTTCCACTTGACAGAGAAGTCGGTAAGTTCCGTGGTGGATAGCCACAACCTTGCCGAGAGTGTAGCCGTATTCTCATTCGGCGCATCTGTCAGTATCGAGCGGTTTGCCGTTATCCATCCCATATATGAGTTGTTACCCATTGGCTGTATGAGGATAGTGACGAAGCCGCTAACGTCCTGAGTTCTGCTGTCACCAATCTTTGCAGTTCCGCTATATGTGAGAGTATCTGAACTTGTAGAGCTGCTTGATGCAAGGTTCTTGAATATCTTCAATCTTCCGTTTGCATCCATACCGAACTTACCATCTCCTGTAAGCTGAAACGTACCGCTCGTACTTCCGCTAAACACAAGCAGAGTATCACCATACTTCCAATGATGGTTGCTGAGAGATACGATATTACCTTTCGCACTCTTGACATTAGGAGTAAGGATAGGTCGAGCCGCATCGTCAGTTTCCCAGTTAGGGAAGGGTGTAGCGTTGTCATTGTTTGCATCCACGCCTTGAAATAGAGGCTGCGTACTCTCGATTGAAATTGACAAAGAATCGTTGTTACGAAGTCTTCGTACAGGTACACAACCTTGTACTGAGTAATTAGTTTCTGCCATCTTTATTCCTCCGTATTTTTAAATTGTTCCAACTCTTGCTCGGTCATAGCCTTGCCACCGATATTCTTAACACGCTCATCCAAGGTATCACCATGAATATTGTTACTCATCAACACTTCTTTCTCGTTGAGAATCATCTTGCCGTGAGCAGTGATGTGGGTGTGCAAGTTGAATCCGAGACCCAACGCTTGCACCTTGTCTAATATTACATACATCATACGCTTATTGTTCCTTTTGCTAGTTCAACTTTATTACCCAAAAAAGCAGTGATGGTGAAGATACAGCTATTGGAATCACCGATGTCATCATCATCATCCGTCCATGCTATATCTATCGTTCCATCAAAGTTCTTGACCTTATCTTTATTCTGCCAAGCCGCATCATTGACAGCATCACCACTATCTCGCACGATGTTCCACGATGTTACTTGGTCGGTAATATCCTCAAAGCCACGTATCACAGAACATACTACATGATTTGTTTCGCCCTTGTCTATCCACTCTCCTGTGCTCTGAGTGATATTGAGTGTAGCATCAAGGATGGCATTCTGCGCCTTCCAGAAATCATTACCCCTTGCAGGTTCACTCGTTACATTTGTTCCTTCGGGTGCAACACAGAGCCATGTCGTGCCGTTGTGCGTCACTTGGTCGTAGTACGTGTAGGTATCGCCTTGTTTCCAATCGCCACGATAGTTGATAGTCTTAATAGGTAAACCCTCAATGGTTACTATCTCGAAGTACTGAGAGTAGAACCGCACCTTCTTCGGGCTTATCTCGTAGACAAGATTACCATTGCCGAGTGTGTAGCTGTGTACGTTAGTGTAACCAACTTCCCGAGGAGCGTTATCACCATAGGTTTCTTTAACCACGAAGCTCATTCGGTTTGTGTTCGTGCGGTTACCCATTAGAACGATTGTGTCTCCAGCAGCAGGGTTATCACTACCTTCTGCCTTATCACTTGCAGAGATGACTATCCATGAGAATTTCTTGCCATCATAGAGGATATTATTGTTTGCATCCCTTATCTCCTCATTATCCGTAGACACATCAGTAATCTTACGCCAATAGAACTTGTTCGATACGTTCTCATATACACCAGCCTTGATGTTGAACGTCTCACATCGAACTTGGTCATCAACCTCAAACATATTCGTTGTAGCGGTTGTACCATCATCTGCAAGGAGATAACACTTCCAGCCTATTACTTCGCCGCTATCATCTGTTATCTCTCTTACCTCGAATATCTTACCTGCCGAAGGGGAGAAGACGAGATTACCACCTACGAAGGTGGTTTCACGAATCGTCAAGTTGTTGAAGTATGCCTTTCCCCAAACAGAAATGTCAGTAACGTTCAGTCCGTACTTTCCATCCTTGCGCTTGTAAAATCCAAAACCTGATTGAGCTGCATCATCGTAATCGGCAGAGTTGAGCAAGTTAATGGTTACGTTTCCATTTGCATCAATGCTGTATGCGTTGGAATTGCCTATACAGAAGCCTTGCAAGAACTTCTGCACCTTTTCCCAAGTGATAGTTCCTTTTGCGGTGTCATCGTTTATCTTTGAGATGAAGTGCTTACTTCCCTCTGTCGCAACCTGATTCTTGACCTGTGTAGTTGTCAAGCCTGCACCTGTTCCGCCATTTCCACTTTGGAGCGACGATATCTGTTGCTGAATTTTCTGGATAGTTCCAACCTCCTTATCCTCGCGAAGAGTTATATCGTAGGTAGGAATCTTACCATCTTCTTCCTTGATTGTGAGCTGATCTATGGATATTACACCGCCAATTCTGAGGTCAGTATCCTCAAACTCCATCAAGTCTCCGGCTTTGAGCGTATCATGAAGACTCTTGATAACTCCTGTAGTATCCTTTTCAGCAAGATCATGCTGTCTTGCCATGAAAATCTCATCAACCTTAGGCTGATAGACGTACCTTGTGTAGTCGTTCTTGTCAATGAATGCTATGGCGTATTTAAGGAGCTTCAGAGACGCAGCATTTACATACGAATCAGGAAGGGTGATGCCGGTAAGAACAAAATGGTCGCCTTTCTTGATAGGGTAGTCCTTGTATGGAAACCAAAGCTCAAGAGCATCATCCTTGACTCTCTCAATAGTAAGCCTCCATCTTCCATCAATCTTGGTTGAGGATGCTACCTTGAATGTTCGTCCGCCGCACATACCATCTTTCATGGAGATAGAGAAGTCGTCATCCTTTAAGTCGTTGATATCAAAGTCGATAGCCTTTTTAAGATAGATATCAACATTCTTTACGGTTTCATTATCGCCAAATCTTCCGTCATCATCAGGAGCCACACCCTCATCAATCTCATCAACACGTACGCCGCCGATTTCCATCTCCTCGATAGTAGGGTAGATTTCAATAACTCCATTTGTCTTATCATCTGTTTCAAAGAACTGCGATGCAGAACGAAGACCAATCTGCTCGATGTTGATAGAATCGATGTATGGCCTGTGCGGATCTGTGGAGAATTTATGCTGTCTACCGGTAGGATTCACGTACTTCTTCTCTTCATCCGTGAGTGTGTTATAGAAATCACTCAGCGATACATGAGGGAATCCAGGCAACATAAGTCTGTTGATGGACATGTTGTTCGGAAGATTCTTTGCGTACTCCTTCATGGATGAAGGAACATTTTTCTTGTTGAGGCCCGATGTGATATACATCTTTGTATTTCCGGCCTTGACCTGCGCAATAAACGCATCAAGCTTCTCCTTTGACTCCTCATCTCCGGTGTCAGTCTGTGTTCCCTTCAGCTCAGAATAGAATCTACATTTTTTAGAGCCGTATCCCTGTGTTACATAACCGGTAATCTCAGTCTTGAAATCAAATGTAACCTTAAGTACCCAACCGGAAGACTGCTCGCCAGTTTCTGGAGAAACAATATACTTTCTCGGATTCTTGAAATATGTCTCTATATAATCGAGGTCCAGTTCAAGTTCAACATTCGTGCTGGCTCCGACGACTTTCGTGATGTTCGCCACGTACTTGACACCGAGGTCAGCATAGTAGTGGGAAGGAAGATTCTTCTCGGAACCATAAGCTCTCAATCTCGTAACGACACTCTGGTCGGAATCAGCGTTCTGAACAATCTCATATAATCCATTACCGAGGCCATACTTGAAGATATGGTTTGCCTGTATTCCGGTAGTACCGACATAGATGTTTCTTCCTCTGACGATGAAGTTTATGTCCCACTTCTCGTTTACAAGCGCAAGGGCTTGCCAACAGGTCTGCGAATCCACTGTAATGGACATCGATTCGATGACGTTATCGTCGGTTTTCTCACCATAAACCGACAACCACTCACTTTCAAGGGCTCCACGCTGCACGGAACGGTCCTTGTTTCTGGAGTAAATCTTCCAAAGACCTGCACCAATCTGCTCGTTTAAGCATGCCTGGATTCTGTCTAGCAAATCATCCAAAGTCTGTACATAGAATGGGAATTTCGGCAGGGAAGTGTAGTGAAGCTCGTTATCGTTCAATACCACATCGAGGAACTCTGCCCTGGCAAGCTCATCCTGCAATGCGTTGAACTTTACGCTGTCATACACGAAGCCCTCACCGTAGGTGTCAGGTCTTGCCTGCTTATCTTTGCCCGGCTCGTAGTTGAGCTCGAATCGCTCGCCACGATAGACAATATAGTCGCCTATCTGAAAGTTGATAGGCACTTCATGCTTGAAGTTGATAGTCAAAAAGCACTCACCCATCCAGGAATCAGAGTACTCCAATCCATGAACGGTTATCTGCTCTCCGTTAACGTCTGTCAGCTTCGAGCCATCCTTATGATAAATATTCCAAGCGCTCATCTGTATGCTATACTAAATTTGAAATATTGCCCTGTGTATCCTTAATCGGCTTAATATCAGTAACAGGGTCGTTAAACTTGAAAGTAATAGAGAGGACTAGCAAGTCCTCGTTATCCGGATCCCTATAGAGGTTTGGATCAATATCCTTAAGTCTTACATGCTGTCTTCCGATTCTATTGAAGTCGCAATACATCTTCATCATGCCTGACTTGCGGATGTAATCAATAAAAGCCTTACATTTCTCGTTAGCGCCAAAAGCCTCGCCGTGGAACATAAACTTAACCTTATTCTCGTATGCCGCCATATAAAGTCCATCCTTTCCGATATATTCGTCATCACCATGCTCATCGTGCCACTCCCTTTTCGGTGGTTCCTTGACAGAATCACAAGGCTTGAACGGGTTCTCGGAAACATACATGCCGAAGTCGGCGATGGAGTCCTTCACCTCATTCCCATCGCCTTCCTTCTGCATGTATATCCTGAAATAATCTTTCATACCTTAAATCAACTTTTTACAATTGCAAATATACAAAATATTGCATAAATATGCAAGTGACATTCGATTAAAAATGTATAAATATACAAAAGAGGGCACAGATATAAGTCCGCGCCCCCGATTATTACTTCATCTTCAATGATTTTGTTCCGTTAAGAACTCTATTGAAGTTGTCGTTATACTCAACGAATATACTTTCAATCCTCTCGGCCGCATCCGCATTGCGTAACGTATTTCGAGCAATCGTATTAAGCTGAGACAACTGCGACTTCGCAATCTCGCTCATCTCCGGATAATACTTAGCTTGTTCTGCTCTCATGACAGAGCAATCGAGCCTAATTGCGTTGAGGTATGAGGCAATCAAGTCTCCTGTTTCCTCCGTAATACTCTTAATGGAATTTCTAGAAGAAGAACTGCTATTATCTGACCATCCGTAAGTTTTCTTAAGGTAATCTCTCGTTGCCTCGATTTGCTTTGAGAGCTCATCTGTGCTGTTCTTTACGTCGGCATACTCGGCTCCTGTGTATTCTGAAATAACATTCCCGTTGGAATCCTTGATCTTGTCACCATTCTCTGCATACCCCTGAGTCTTCTTCAGAAGAGCCTTGATTTTGTCTCCATATATATTCTCAATCATGGAGTTCAAGATGGCGTTCTTAAATTTTCCTTCAAAGCCATCCACCAAGTCTTCATACCCATTGGCCATAGTTGACATTGCGTCGCCCCAGGAAGACACCAAGTCAGAGAACTTGTTACCGGTCAGTTTCTCTGTAAGAGCCTCAATTATGTCATCGGCCTTCTCGCCATACTGAATGAGCTTTTCCAGGTAATCTCTGAAATCTGAGTCCATGTTAGCCCAAAGACCAGTGTAATCCTTCTTAATCTTCGACAATGTATCAGCGTTCATGTTGAGCATGTCTTCCATGCCGTTGAACTGGACTCCGTACTTCGAAGAGATTTCTCCGGCAACATCACGCCAGTTCTGACCATTGTACTTATATGAACCCTTCCACATTCTATATTTGATAGAGTGGGAGCCAACTGACGCACCGGCATTGAGCCTCTTCTGCGCGATAACCTTAGTCTGTTCAATCTCCGCCTTAAGCATTTCCTGGGCTTCCTTGGATGCCTCTGTAGCCTCTGTACCCCAATGGATGTTCATGTACTCAGTCTTCTTGGAGATGAGAGAATCCCAAATTGAGGTCAGGTTGTCGTACTCAGCCTTCGCCTTGTTGTAGCTGCTGTAGTCTGCACCGAACGCCTTGATGAGTGAGCCGCCAATACTCAACGCTGCGGAAGCGGCTGCTGCGTATGGACCAGCACCTTCAAGGAATCCGAGACCCTTCATTTTACTGAGGGTATCAAAAGCTCCAGCTGTACTTGCCGCCGAAGAGAATGCACCTGATGCACCACCCACAATCTGACCAAGGATTGAATCCTCTTCACCCATAGCCTTGAACAGATTGATTACCGGATCAAGAACCGTATTGAGCGCCTGCATCTTCGTCGCAAGTTCAGAGATGGCCTTAGACGAGTCTGCGTATGCTGACTGCTGATCATTCTTCAGGCTCGCCTTGGTTCTTACGCCGCCAGCGATTCCGAGTCTCGAAGCCTCCTCCTTGCTGACGAATATCTTCGCGGTATCATCCATGCCGCCAAGACGCTCATTTATGAACTTTCCGATAGCCTTACCGCGATTCACCCCTCCAAAGATGAAGCCGAACGGGTTTCTGCTAATCTGCTCATTTCTGAGCTTATCCAAGGCATCCCTCAACTGCTTGATTGATTCTACAGACAGGCCGGTAGTCATGGAGAACTGGTCAATCTTCTCAATCATCGAGTTGATTGTAGCGGAAGACACCCTGTCAAGGTCATCAAAGATAGCAACCCAGTCAGACTCCTGCTTGAACTGATCGAACTGAAGCTTTGCCACATTCTCGTTGTGAGTCTTTGTGGCTCCGGCCTTGGCTCTGTCTCTCATCTGTGGATCTTCGATGCCCTTGATGAGTTCAAGCTGTCTCTCGTATTTGCGGTTTTCATCCTCAATCTGTTGTGCGATGGTTGCATTCTTTTCAATAAGACTAGCCATCAGGTCGATGGTCTCCTTCTTGATCTTGTTGTTCTCATCTTCCAGTTTCTTGCGGATATCGTAAACACGAGTCTCCTCGCCATACTTATCCTTGACATTTTCAAGACTCATTTCCTTAACCTCGTCCGTAGTCAAGTTAAGGCCGGACTGAACGTTGTCGTGCTTTACCGCAATATCGAGCTGCTCCTCCAGGAACCTCTTGTATGTATCAAACTGAACAGTTCCTCCGAAAGCTATGTTTTCTGAACCCTTCTTGTTTCCTGTCAGCTCATATATCTTCTTGTATGTCTCATACTGCTCAGATATAGTATCAAGCTGCTTATTGAGTACATTCAGTTCGTCTCTGCGCTGGTCTTCGAGAAGTTTTCGGTTTTCAGTTTGAATGCCAGCCTTCTCGTTTGCAGCATAGTCCAATCTCTCCCTTGTTGAGGCCGGGAGAGTCTTCAAGAGTTCTTTGATAGAGGTCTCATAATTGGTGTAGTCGGAGATAGGGAACCTCTTTTTATCATTGAATATAGCCTCAAACTCTCCGTCATTAGCAAGCTGACCAAGAGCACCTTTTCCATAAAGCTCCTTAAACTTCTTGATTTCAGCATACATCTTCTTGTATAAGTCGATGCGCTTCCTCAAATCTTCAAGATCCTTATCTGTCCGCGCGCCTGTTGACCTACGTCCACCGGTTTTCTTGTTTTTCTTCTTGTCGTCACCAGTAAACCATTCGCCCCAGTTATCATGATAAGCCTGCATCTTAAGTTCGTACTCCTTCTGCTTCTGTGTAAACTCATCGAGAGAAAGATTGCCCAGCGCAAGCATCTTCTTTCTGGTGTTGAGTTCCTTTTTGGCAGCAGTAATGTCTGACTCTGCGTTGTTCTTTGCTTTATCGTAGTCGTCTCCGGCATCCTTTCCCCAACTCTTGACGTACTTGTTCTTCTCATGGTAGTCATAACCACTACCCTTGAGATTCTTTTCGAGCTGTTGAGTGAGGTCCGAGTCATCGTTCCTGAATACGAGATGAATGACAGCCTCGAATCTATCAGCCGCAAGCATTCGCTTCAATGCGTCTGATGCAAAAGGATAGTCTTTCTGAACCTGAGCCGCAGCATCCTTCATCATGTTTGAAACCTGGACCTTCTCTGCATCTGTCAATTCCTGGTTGTTGCGAATCTTGTCACCAATCCAAGGAAACGAAGTGTTTACTGCGTTATCGAGAGCATCCTTGAATTTATTCTCGTAGAAGCCAGTTTCAACACCCATCGCATTAAGAACGTCAGCACGGAACTGATCAGAAACATCCTGGTTCCATCCCTGCTTTGCAAAGAATGACGAAAGAATCTGGTTAGCCTTACCCTGCAACTTCGGGCTGTTGCTAATATCTCCAAGCTCATCAATGAGATAATCGCGCATGGCTTTCACCTCATCCTTATACTTTTCCTCCCAGGAGTTGAAGCTAGCGAAGTCGGATTGGGTGGCATTAACCATATTCGCCTTTGCGGATGCTGAAGAGAATGCTTCTGCTATTTCCTTTGCAGAAGACAGCTTCTCGTCGAATCCCTTGTATGTACCCTCGTCCGAAAGAGATTTCTGAGTACTCTCCTCAACCTGCTTGAGAAGAATGAGCTGTTCTTTGAGATACTTAAGTCTGTCCTCATTCGATTTCTTTTCGAGAAGGCTCATAGTGAAAGCATTCTCCTTTTCAGGAGCAATCTCCTTAAGCTTTTCCTTATATGCGTCAATGAGGTTTTCTATCTCTTTCTCATCGCCGTCCTTAATGGCTTTATCTGCATCGTTATCGCGAAGGAACTCGCCGATCTGAGTGTACCTGTCTTTCAGTTCGTCAGCCGTAGTCTCCATATCCTGTTTCAGCTGCTGATGCTTCTGCCAGTAGTATGCAAAGATTGCAGATCCGGCAGATATAGCTATTCCTGGAAGACCACCAAGAAAGCCGATGATAGAACTGAATCCGGACTTCAAGCCTCCGAGAAGCAAACCTCCTGCTGCTCCCCATTTGCTAGGGCTAGCCAATCCCTTCAGAAATCCACTAAGTGAGATTCTGTTTACCTGACCCTCCTGTTTGGTGAGAGCCATGCCTTGCTTGTACATCTCCTTGGTTATCTGACCGGTAACATACAAGCGTCTTAGTTCAGCTTTTGTTATCGCATTTGCCTTTGCGAGTGCTTGAATATCCTGAATCCGAATCTGATTTTTGTACTGAAGAATCTTTTTCTCTACAGGAGTTATATTCTCGCCACGCAAGAGCTTAAGTTCTGCTTCTTTCGCAATATTCCCCTTTGAGTTCAGTATTCTCTTTCCGATGCCGCCTTCCAAAATCTTTACTCCGCGCATAAGAGCAGGTCCGGCGAATGCTGCAACCATAGCAGGGCCTAAGACGTGAATTTGCTGCACGAGATTTGTAACAACATCAAGAATACCCTTGAAAGTTCCACCTATAATATTCTTTCCGTTAGCAAAGTCGGCAAGTATAATCTCCCAGGCATCTTTCATCTTGTTGTAGCGGCCAAGCAATGTCTCGCTCAAAACCTGCTGCATATTGTAGAACTGACCACCAGCATCAGTCATCTGCCAGAAGATGGATTTCACGTCATCAAAACTTACATCTCTGCTTGATATACGAGTCTTAATCTCTGATGTAGAGATATTTCTACCTTCTTGCTTAGAGTAGAACTCAGATAACTTTTCGAGCAGAGGAATACCTGCATAAGCAATCTGACGGAGTTCCTTACCATCAAGCCAGCCACGAGCCTGAACCTGTCCGAACGCCAATGCGATACGATCGAAGCTAACGCCAAGGCCGGAAGACATATCTGCAAGTCTCTTGGTTGTATCGTAAAGCTGGTCGTACTCCACGCCATACGCAGCCAACTGCTTAACATCTCGGTTCAACTCAGAGAACGTAAATGGCGAATTAAGAGCGAGTTCCTTAATCTGGTTAAACATTGTGTTCGCATTCTGCATGTCACCAAGGATGGACTGAAGAGCGATATGCTGCTTCTCCATCTCACCACCAGTTGTGATGATGCTCATGGCGAACTGCTGTGCGCCGAACACAAGACCTCCCTGCAAGAAAAGTGACTTCAAATCCTGCACGGTTGAATTCAGCTTTCCTGCATGACTGTTGGCTCTCTCGAAGCCGCGGACCAAATCAGACTGAACCTTTGCAGCCGTCTGAGCAATCTCCTGCTGACGCTTCTGTTCAAGCTCGATACCTTTCTGAACCTCTTGGTTTACTGCTTTCTGATCTTGAAGAACCCTAGAAGCTAATGTGGTATCGTGGCCACTACCGATATTGCCAAGCATACCGAGGCTATCCTTCCAGTTCTCTGAATTAAGTCTTCCCTTGATATTTATAAGGGCTCTCATTAAAGAAAGAAGTCTGTTAATCTCGGCTTCTGCCTTGCTTACATCTGCGCCGATAGAGATGCCCCTGCTGTATTCCGAACGAAGCTGACGAACCTTATTTCCAAGAGAGTCGTATCGACGTTCAGTGTTCTTTAACTCGTTCTGTCTCTGCTTCTCGTTTGCTTTTGCCTCGCGTGTTGCGTCTGCCTCGTCTTTCTTTCGCTTTTTCTCGGCATCTTGTGCTGTCTTGTATCTTTCCAAGATAGCATCTTTTACAACTTTAGCATAAGTCTTTGCTTCATCTTTAGCATTAAGGAATCCTGCGCTACTTACGACATCAGACGCTGTGAGTCCGGTAATAGGATGAATACCTGCGTTATTCCTAATCAGTTCTAATTCAGTCCTGTATTTAGACAACTCTGCCAACGATTGTCGTATGTTATTCGTTGAATCAACACCAAGTATCTGTATTCCTTCGCCATGTCGCTTATTAATCTCGGCGATAAAAGAAGATAACTTATAAAGTTCTCTCTCTGCCTTGTTTGCCTCAGTTGCAACGCTGTTAGGAAATATGTTGAATCCAGCACCTTCCTTGGACACCTCTCCGAGTATGCGGCCTATTTTGTACAATCCGTCCTGGACAGACTCCAACTGCTGGAGTTTTTTCGAACTGAAGAAATCTTCGCTTGAAAATACGCCAATATTACGACGTAATTCTTTAACGAAGTTGTTTAGCTTTTCAAAACTACGACCTCCCTTATCTCCAATACCTTTTGTCGCTTCGGATATTGCTTCCAAAGCATTCTGTGCCTGCTTACCAGTAGAATCAACCTTGTTTAATTCTCTGATAATCTTTTTGGTTTCCTCTTCAATTCTCGATTTTAGAGTGAGCGAGAAACTGAGGTCTCCCATATTTCCACCTGCCATATCCTGAATATTTTAAAATTAGAGTTTATTGTTTAAGTAATCAGCAAGACTTATCTTCTTGCCAACGAGGCTTCCCTCATTCTTCTTTTTCTCCATCCACCTGTCGTAGAGGTCGTCCATCTCCTTCTTGGTGTGATTCTTTGGACCGCCTTCCTTCTTGGCCTTTGGGTAGACGACAAGAGGCTGGTCTGCAACCATGAGGTCAATCTGTGCCGACGAATAGCCCCACCAGTAGTCGTAGGCTGCAATGAAGTACTTGCGCTGAAAGAGGAAGCCGAACTTCTCAGCTAGTGAGAAGGCTGCTCCCCAGCTTGTTCTGCTTGGATAGCTTTTGCTTCGCTCCTCGTCATCGTCATCATCACGTCCGTCATCCCGGTCGCTAATATGGTAGCCAGTGAGAATGCGTTCGATGGAATTTTTTTTTTAGAAACATCGAGAACTCTCAGAACCTCTGCCACGTCCACATCATTGATGTAGTAGAGCCAACGCCAGTAGATCCAATACAGAAATCGAATCTTCCAGATGTTGTTGAGGAGAATGCAGACACAAATCTTGACGTTGCGCTTCCATTCGTTCTTCTCCTTTGCCCTAATATGAGAACACTTGCTCATTGTTCCCTTGCGAAGCCAACCGAGCTTGTGCTTCTTGCCACGGAACACGAACTCGGTAGGCTCGTCGTGCAGCACGCTGTCAAGCAACTCCTGCAAGTCCACTGAAGGCTGCTCTATTTTCTTTTCTTCTGCCATGATTGTATGCTATTAAATGAAGAAGGGCGGCACGGCTGTTGATTAGCCTGCCGCCCAACGGTTTGTTATCCTGAATCTAATTACCTAAAGAAGCCTTTACTTGATTAACCGCCAATGCCTGGTCCAGCAGCAGCTGGAGCCTTAGTAAGCCAAGCGATGCTACGCTTACCTGCACCCTCGATAGAGCCGGAGAATTTAAACGCAACAGGCTCAGTACCAGAGTTATCCCACTGCAAGGTAGCGTAGAGAGCGATGTTGGTAATAACCATGAGGTTCTCCTTCTCGTCGTCAACGATAACGATAGTGCCCTTGATCTTGAACTTCTTAGGCTCAACAGCGATACCTGTAAAGCCGGTAGTAGCGTCGAGGGTAGCGTCACCTGTACCCTTCAGAGTAACTTTGGTCAGCTCAGTGATAGCATCCTCGCCGAACATAATTGTCAGCAAGTCCTTTGCCTTTGAAGGAACAACGAACTCTACGTTGAAGTCGCCGAGCTCTGCGGTAGTTGCCCAGTCGCCTGCAAGACCGATAACCTTGTAGTGGTTGATGGTTGGGTCATCCATAGTCGCCTTCAGCGAGTCAACGGTAACCGGAAGCTCAACCTCTGGGGTGATGTCAACTGTAGCCTTGCTCAAATCGGTAATAGCCTTTGAGTAGAGCAGAGTTTTAGGACCATTGAAAATGTCCTTCATCTTGTCAATAGTTGTCATAGCCATAATCTAAAATATTTTAAATTGTTATACCTGAATACTTATTTCGTACGTAACCTTCCCTGTATGATCGTCACGGAAAAACCTGCGCCGTCGTCTGTCTGTAGCGTTATACGAGGATTGGAAACAATGAGATTTTTTGTAGAGATTGGAAATCTGTCCATAATCTCCTGGACTTTCTCGTCAACGCTAGATATATCAAGTGTGTGCGGGTTGCTTGCCGAATTCTTATCGCGCACATACAATTCGATTTGAGCTATAGTGGTGAAATCATTGTAAACTCCACTTGAGTTCATCTCGTTATTGTAGATACTAGATGGAAAGTATACCACGATGTAGCTGTTGATTTTCGTATCAACTGATTTTGGTCGGCTACGGGAGTAGAGCTTGTCGCAAATCCCCTTCATCGCATTACCGACATCGAAATATAGAGTCTTAATACTAACCATATCTTACATCGCTCTAAAGTATCTAACCAAATATTCTCTAAGAGAGGTAATCACGTCGTGGCCTCTCTTAACCTCGACAAACTTAGCGTAATCCACACCGGCAACAAGGAGCATATGCCATGTAGCATCGTACTTTCCTTTGTTGTGCTCCCTGGAAACAAGTTCATCCCACGCCGCATTTGGACCATATTCACCACCTTCTCCGTATTCACCCTTGTAAGGTCTCCTTCCGCTGTCTTTGAAGGAGAATGAACTGCGATAATACTTATCGAGGTTGTATCTCTCTCCGGCAGCAAGGGTTACTCGGGTTGGCTCTGGGCCTGGAGCATAATGAATCGACTGCAATGAGCCGTTGTAATATGTACCGATGGCTGTTGACTTGTACAAGTTACCGGTTACGTCATCATAGTTTCGAGACTTGTCAGCAGCCTTCATTGTCATTTCAGCCGCATGGTCCATCTTCTGCTGCATCTTTGCTACAGCCATCTGACGGATTTTCTTCTCGACCTGTAAAAACTGGCCTGATAAACTTGTCATAATCTAAACCCTTGTCAAATTCCAATACACAACAGTCCTGTTATTATCCGGTTCGCAGTCCTTAACCATACCTACCTCGGTGTTGTTGCCGACAGTGGAGTAGATGGTGTCGCCGTCAAGAGGACATCTTTCAGCATCCCATTCGTCATATCTGACCGGAATCGATGCCTTCCTCTTGTTCTGGTCGACATTCTTGTCTCCCTCTGTAGTGGTATCTGTGTAACTGCGTCCTTCGCCATAGTAGAGAATGATTTCCTTGTCCTCACCAACTGGAGCATCATCATCGGCAAACGGGTCATCAGGGTCGGCTTTTCCGACGACCTTCCTCACGATCTTGATGATGTGAGGGTATCTTGGATTTCTGATGTTTTCCTTTTCCATACGCCTTATTTGATGATGTGAGGGAGAGGTTCTCCCCAAGGAGAATAATTCGCCCTCTTTACTCCGTGGGAGGTCACCCGGAAGGTGGACTTCTTCTTGAGCATCGAATCAGGCTCCAGCTCTGCATAGATAGCGTTAGCCTCTGCCTTCATCTCGCTCCTGTCGTTGTCCGACATATCATAGCCACCTCCCGAATGAGTCCATCCGTTATCGGAATCGGAGGTGTTGTTCACCTTGCTCGGACCAAGAACAAACCATTTCAGCATGTCGGCATAGGCAAGTCTCACCTTGTCCTTGTCGCAGGCTTCGAGGTCGATGCCATTTTCGAGCTCCCTGTCGTGCATGATGCCCAGCAGAGCCTTCATCGGCATCTCGAACTTCACCTTATTAATAAGGTAGTCGTTCACAGTGTAAATGTTCATCTCCGAATCCATAGTCATACAATCTAGTTACGTTAAAGAATTAACCCTTCTTGGTAATGTCGATAATCCAACGGTAAGGAGAATCGAGCATGGCAGGAACAGAAGCGAGGAACAAGTCTGTTTTGAACTCCTGGTAGAGACCGTTCGCGGTAATCATGTTACGCAGCAAGCCAAGCTTGTTGTTGGTCTGCGCCCAAGCCACATCAATGAGCTTGTTGCCAAGGGTGTCAAAGATACGCTTGTCAAGGATCTCCTTACGCATGAAACGCAAAGGCTTGCCAGCAGGACGAAGAACAACTGTTCCGTCTGCCCAACCACGAATCTCTGTAACTGTGCCATCGAAGCGCTTGTTGTGCTCAACCTCATCGACAATCTCGATAGGAGAAAGACCGTTGAGGTCAACAACAGACTTCAAGAACATTGCGTTGTTTGGACCGTAGTTCTGCAAAACTGCCACAAAGTTAGCGTTCGCCCAGCTCTTGTACAACTCAGCAATCTGCTTGTTCTTCAAGAATACGTTATTGTAGTCGTTCTTGGTCATCTGCCATACGAGAGGTACACTGCGGTACTCGATGTTCTCCTTGCGCCAATCCTCCTCAAACTTGCGCATCTGCTCAAGCAAGTCGCAGTTTGGATCGTTCCAGGCAAGCGTACCCGCCTTTTTGAAGTTCTCCTTTGGAACCTTTGCGTCATACAGAGGCTCCTGGATACCACGACCAATCTTGTCGTAGTCGATGAAACCTGTCGAACTCAACTGGGCTGACATGTAGGTCATAGTCATGTCGAGTGAGTCGTACAATACCTGTACCTTGTCGAGGTAAGCATCAACCAGGTCAGCGTCGTTGCCGAACTCATCCTGGAGAAGCTTCATCTTGTGGTAACGCTCTGTCGCAGTCTCACGGAAGCCGTCAGCAGCGAAGTCTGGAATTGAAGCGGTGTACCACTCAATACCCTCATGGTCGTTCTGATAGCCCTCGCCGAGAGGAGCACGGAGGTTCATCAAGGTTGCAGGGTTCAATGTACGTGTGCGAACCTTGAAGGTTGCATCACCATTGTTAGATGTAGGGGTGAGATCTGGATCAATGTCACCCTGTGTCAGATACCAGCCGTTGTTACAGCGAAGTACGCCGTCACGATTGACGAACTTCTGAAGGTAAGTGTTGTTACCCTTACCAGTGAAGAACTTCGCAAGCTGCTCGACACCAATATCAATTTTTGCCATAATCCTGAATCAATCTTTTTACGTTATACAATAGGTTAAATGTGCCAGAACTCTGGGTAGAGTGACTTGTTCATCGCCTTAACAGCAGGAGGAACAGGACCCATGCGGTCAAGCCACATAACGCAGTCTGGATTCAACATACAGAAGTTGACGTTTGTACGAGGCTTGTGATACTTGTCGCCGCCGGCATCGAAATAAGGGAAATCGTTGTCGCTCGGAGCAAAGCAGTTAGGGTTGGTTACCATTGGCAGCACGCTCGCGCCTGCCTTCTCTGCCTCCACCAGCACGTCGCCAGCGCTCAATGCGCCAAGCGCCTCCGAGAGGGTCAGCTTCCATACGTCGCCTACCGATGTGTCGGTGGTTGCCTCCACGGCGGTCACGGTCACGCCCTTTGCCTTGGTCTTGAAGTCCTTCTGGCCGATCATGATGGTGTCGCCAGGGAACGGGATGTGGACGAAACCATTACGAACGATATAAATGTCTGTGTCTGTAGCCGCAGCAGTGGCCTTTGCCACGCCGTAAGCTTTCAGAATCTTGATGGTAGCACCAGGACCCTCGTTGCCAGCTGTAAAGCCGAGGTCGTGCTCAATCAAGTCGCCGGCATAAATCTTAGCCGGGCCCTTGAATTGGTTGACAAGCTTACCACCAATAGGTGGGTGAACGAAGGCATTCTTGATAAGCGCCTCAAGACCGGCAAACACATATCGGGTTCCGCCGACCTTACCTTCTGTCTGAATGATGGTCGCACCGTGGTTCAGCATGCCACGAGTACCCATCTGTTCCATGTAGGAAATAGAAGTGTTGTCCATAATCTTTTTACCTTTTTAAAATTGTTATCCTGAAATTACTTCTTGTCTCCACCGCCGAATCTCTTCTTTCGACGCTCGGCCACTTCTTCCATAAACTTGTCATCATCTGTGGACGTGCCTCCGCTAGACGTGCGACTGCCTTTTGCAGGAATACCGTTTTCACCGGTAGCCTCCTTGTACTCTGCGGTGTAGATTTTCTCAGCCTTAGAAACCAGGTCGTCGATGTCGACATCTTCGTCCGGAATCTCCAGCTTTGCGATTGCAGCATTGAGGAAGTAGTTCTTCATTTCAAGGTTTGCCTTGTCGAACTTATCCTTCAAACCTGCCTTTACAGACTCGATGGTTGCCTTCCTTGCAGCCTTCTTGTCTCTTTCTGCGTTAGCCTTTTCGAGAGCTTCGAGTTTCTCAAGCAGCTTGGAGTATTTGTCGTCAGGATCGTCACCCTTTTTAGCCTCCTTGCGCTTACGCTCCTCTTCCTCTTCCTTCTTCTTGCGTTCAGCTTCCTCCTTGCTCTTCTTTACCTCGTCAGAGATATTCTTGTGCAAGTTGCCGTTGATACGCTTCAGACGGTTTGCTAACTTGGTAACCAACTTGGAATTTGCTTCCTCGTCATCACCGAAATCTTCCAAAACATCATCAAGTTCCTCATCGATGGTCTTTTGGCTAAGTTCTTTGAACTTGGTGGTATCAACCTCCTTGTTCACTAATGCTAAGAGTTCCTCTCTTGTCATGTTGTTTTTTGATTAAAAATGTTATCCCGAAAGTGGTCCCTCCACCTCGAAAACGTATAAATATACCTTTTATTTTGCAAATATATGAATAAATATGCAATTATCAAAGAAAAATTGTATATTTTTGCAGTATTAAATGTATATTTATGCAGGAAGATGTATTTTCAGGATTAAAATTGGATAACGGAGAGCCTATTTATACTCAAGAGTATATCCAATCATTAAGAGACGCCGATAAGAAACATCCCGACAAGCTGAAGATTGTAGCTCAGCGTGGCGGTCAGGAACGCATGCTGTCTATAGACGCTGATATTAAGATAGTTGGCGGTTCGCGAGGTGGCTCAAAATCGTTCTCTTCCCTAATGGAAGTTCTGAAGGATATTAAAAATCCAGATTTTCATGCAACAATTCTTCGTAACGAAAAAGACGACTTACAGTCCTTAGTGACAGACTCTTATAAATTGTTCTCCCAATTTGGAACTTACAATAAGTCACAAAATGATATGACCTGGAACTTCGATAACGGAGGATGGCTCAAATTCTCGTACTATGCTGGAGCCTATCAGGACTTCAAGACACGATTCCAGGGTCGCCAGTATGCCTATGTCTGCATCGATGAGGGTACTCAGTGTCCATACAAGAAGTTCAAGTACCTCTTGACCAACAACCGAAATGCAGCGCATATCCGAAACCGCTTCTGGATTACCTGTAACCCGGACCCGGAATCTTGGGTGAGAAAGTTCATCGACTGGTGGGTTGACGAGAATGGATACATTATACCGGAGCGAGATGGAGTTATCCGCTACTGTTTCATGGACGGCGATACGCCTGACTCAATCTACTGGGGTAATACGAGAGAAGAGGTGTACGAGCAGTGCAAGGGCATTATTGATAGCCTTTGGAAGGACAGCTATGAGGAACTTGGTTATACAAAGCTCGAAATGTTCATCAAGTCGGCAACATTCGTTCGCGCTGACGTATCAGAGAACATTAAGCTTATCTCTACCGATGTCTCATATCTCGCCAACCTTGCCCAACAGGACGAGGAACAGCGCATGCGAGACCTGGAAGCTAACTGGAACTGGAAAGCTGCCGGTGATGACATGATCAAGATGGAAGACCTTGACGAAATCTACGACAATGCAGAACAGATAGGAGATGGAAAACGCAGAGCTTCTGCCGATATCGCATTCACCGGAGGCGATAACTTCGTAATGTGGCTTTGGGAAGGATGGCATTGTAAAGACTTGGTTGTTTTGAGGCTGGACCCTAAGACACTCGTTTCTGTAGTTGAGGCCAAGCTGAGAGAGTGGGGTGTCGAGGAATGTAACTTCACTTACGATATGCAGGGTATCGGTCAGTACTTTAAGGGATTCTTCAAGGATGCCGTCCCATTCAACAACCAGGCAGCACCTATCGCTAGGAATCATCAGGAAGAAGAAGGAATCAAATACCTCTATAAGGATTTGAAGTCTCAGTGCGCATGGTTATTCTATAAGATGATAAAAGAGAAGCAGATTTCCATCGACTCGGCCCTGCTTGAAAGAAAGTATTCAGGAAACGGATTTGACAAGGTTCCTCTCAGACAGATTCTTCAGAAGGAGCGTAAGATGCTCAGACGTGACGAGAATAGCGATGATAGGGGATTCAAGCTATTACCTAAGAAGATTGCCAAGAAATATGTCGGGCACTCGCCTGACTTCTTTGAATCTTGGTTCTACGTAATGATATTCAGTTTAACAAAAAAGAAAAATAAAAAGGTAAAAGGATTATGGATGCTATCAAGGTAACAAATTTCAGAAAGATTCTCGTAAAGAAGCCTTTCTTTGAACTCACGCCAAAGGGGTACATGACCCACGATGGCTATTGCAGGAACGAGGTGTCCGATAATGAAGACCCTCAGATGCCGCAAGATACATTGTACAGAGTGATTAAGACTCAGAAGGACTTCCTTCGTGAGTTCTATCCTACGTCCCACAAAATCTTCGACAAGGATCTCTACCCTGACATCTGGAGAAAGAACCCGGAAGACGGGAAATGGTATGTCCAGGAGATTCAAAGAACGGCATTTGCTTTCCAGCAAGTTATTCATACGAAGCACGTTCTCCACATGACAGGTAACGATATTCAGTTTGAGCTTGCCGGTGATCCTGAGATGAAGAAACAGGAAGAGTATATTAATCTTCTTGCCAAGTTTAAGAAGGGATGGTATATGCACGATATGGAGATTCGCCACTATGAGGCTGTAAGTTCGTACATGAAGGTTGCTGAGGCTGCTGTAGTCGGATTCTTCGATAAAAACAAGAAATTCGGTACTCGCACATTGGCTTTCGATAGAGGAGACACATTGTATCCTCAGTTCGACCCTCTTACTGGTGAACTCGTTGTGTTTGCTCGCAAGTATTACGACTTCGATGAGGAAGGCAATGAAAAGATTGAATGGGTAGAGGTGTGGGATGACAAGACATTCTACCGCTTCAAGAAGCAAGTTAACGAAGGCAAGGTCAAGGAGACTATCAAGAGAATTGCCAAGATATTCGGAATCGACGACTACACTTGCGTTGAAGAGAAAGCTCACGGCTTCCCATTTATCCCTGTTGCATACGTAAGAAACGATGACGGCCCATGCTGGTCTGTTGTGCAGAAGAACATCGAGGACTACGAGGAAGCTTTCTCTTATCTCTGCGAGAACAACAAGGCTTACGCCTTCCCTATAATGAAGTTGAAGGGCGATGGTGACGACATTACCGTTGTTGGAGATACAGACGGATCGGCTAAGATGATTCAGATTACCGATACGAATGGTGATGCTGACTTCATTAACGGAACAGACGCTTCCGATGCATTTGCGACACAGCTCAACAAGTCGTATGACCTCATCTATGAGCTTTCGTTCACAGTAAAGCCACCGGAGCTGAAGTCGGGTGACCTTCCGGGCGTTGCCATCAAGCTGCTCTATTCTCCTGCTATCGAGGTTGCTGAGAACGATGCCAAGAAGATGCATCCGTTCCTGGATCAACTTGTTCGTATCTCAAAGTATGGTATCGGAATTGAAGAAAACTGCATGGCCACCATGACAGTGCTTCCTATTCATGCCTGGGTTGAAATTTATGTTCATCAGAACAAATCTGAGATTATCACAAACTTGGCAACGGCTGTTCAGAACAACTTCCTCTCAAAGCAGACTGCATCTGAGCGTTGCCCAGACTTCCCAGTTAACGATGAATACGACCGCATTATGCGAGAGAAGAAGGAAGAGGATCAGCAAGACCTCCTCATGGATATTCAGCGTGCGGATAACGAAACAGAGAATGCCATCGAGGAGCAGAAAGCTACAGCTCAGATTAACGGATACTCAGCCTCAGTAAATACCGGTAACGGAAGAAAGCGTGGGCGCCCCAATAAATTTAACACCGATTCCAACGGCAACAGGTTAGGGGAGTCACATTGGGACGAATTCAACAAGAAGAATTAATAGCCTATGGATGAATTAAAACGTTCTGTCGATTACAGCAGGAAGCGCTTGCAGGCAATCCGAAACTGCGAGGACCATGTTGCAGATATTCTCTGGAAATCGACACAGAAAATAATTGCCGCAAGTAAGCGATACAGAGGTGCGGGCAGGCTCACAAACGAGTCAGCCCTGCTCTCTTATGCCAAGAATGTTACTGCTGAGGCAGAGGAGAGCATCAACAGTTACATCTCTGCTTACTCCAAGGCTTCATGCAAGATTCTCGGGATTGACAGCGAGAACATAGAATCATTTCTCGTTAGCGACATCTATGGAAAGACGACATCCGAAAGAAACGCCGTCTATCTCGGAAACTTTGCGGAAGACATCGTGAGGATGATCAAGGCAGGAACCTTGATGGGATATTCAGACCAGCAGCTCCTGTCTTCCATCCGCACAGGCTATAAAGACCCATATCACACATCAGTCATTACCAAGGCGAAGAGAAAGGATATCAACATCGATGTTCCTTCTTACGGAAAGGGATACTACAAGAACGCCTATCAGAATATCGTAAGAAATGCTTCTCAAGTGATTGCTTTGGCGTGGGGACAGGCAGAGCAGGAGTATGGGCAGGAGAACAAGGCTATCGGGTTCTACGTCAAGAGAGGGAGCAGTTATCCGTGCGATATTTGTCAAAATGAAGCCGACGCTGGCATCCACTCTTTCAAAGATCCATATCCGCCATTTCACGTTTCGTGTTGTTGTTACACTTTATTTGCATTCAAGGATAATAAAAAGAAATGATATGATAAATTCTGAATTAAATTTCACTTTAGAAGAAATTCTTCCGAAGTTTCCTAAAGAATTCCAGGAGAAGATAAAGCACTCTGTAGAGCTGCTGAGAAAGGCGGAGAAGCTTGCACTGGCATATTCGCCTAACGAAGGCTTCTATCTATCGTTCAGTTCAGGCAAGGATAGTCAGTGTCTTTATCACATTGCCAAGATTGCAGGCGTGAAGTTCAAGGCTCACATGGGGCTTACGTCCGTCGATCCACCAGAAGTAATCAAGTTCTGCCGCAAGCACTATCCAGACGTAGATATGATAAAGCCGAAAATCAGTATCTATAACCAGGCCCGTAAGGAAGGCATGCTTCCGACAAGACTGATACGATGGTGCTGCCGAGTCTATAAAGAGGGTATTGGTGCAGGCAATGTTGTTCTCATCGGAATCCGTCACGCAGAAAGCAGACAGCGTTCGGGTAGGAGTGAGGTTGAGATTACCAACCATAAGTATAGCGGTTCCCTAGAAGGTCTTGACGAGTTCCGTGATAAGAGGAACAGTCAGAAGCGTGGCCGCCCAACCCGGTGGGGCATCCACGAGATTAACATCACCAATGCCAGTGATGAGCGTACCATCGGCTGCATCAGAGGCTACGAATCGCTCTTAATCTCTCCAATCATAGAGTGGACCGATGATGAGGTATGGCTATTCTTGAATGCACTCGGTATTAAGCATTGCAAGCTGTACGACGAGGGATACTATAGGATTGGCTGCCTGTGCTGCCCTATGCACAACTATAAGCAGAAACTCGCCGACTGCAAACGCTATCCGCATATCTATAATAGTTGGATTAAGGCCATCAAGGATATCCAAGCTAGCGGAAGGATGATAGACGAAGGATTGTCGCCGGAAGAAGTGTTCGACTATTGGATATACGGCAAGTCTATCAATGTATGGAGAGAACACCGCAGGCAGCAAACGTTGAACTTTTAAATATCAAGATTATGATTGAAGAAACAAAAGGATACACGTTATCCGTCGATACATACAAGAAGGCGAAGGCTCTCAAGATGAAAGATCCTCGCTATTACATCTACGCCAGTCTCCGCGGTTCTGGCATGTCCGTCCGTGACAGCTGGGCCATCGCATTTCAGGGAGAAGGAATAGGTGTGTGGGAGAAATCATTCCTCGAAAACGAGATGAACAAGCTAGAAGCCCAAGAGTCCGTCCAAAAGAGAATAGCAGAGGTTCAGGGCAAGAAAGCGAAGAACGAGAATAGCGACGAACTTACACAAGAGGAGCTTATTAAGGCTACCTCGAAGGAAGAGATTCTGAGAAACCTCGTTATCGCTCAGCGCAAGCAGAAGTTTGGCTCTCCAGAGTGGCAAAAGACAACTGCCATGATAGCCGACTACTCTAAGATTAAGCAGGACGAAATTGATACAGAAAATAATGTAGTCCACTACTACATTCCTCTATCAATGCCTCGATGCTGCGAGGACTGCATTATCTTCAAAAATGGCCAGGCGACCTTTCAAAAGAAGAAGAAATAGTTAAATTCGTGTTAAAGTAACTTTGTTTTACTAGAATTTCAGCAAAACCAAGTACCTTTGCAAACAATTAATGTTCACAGATTCTTTCTGCTGAGCATAATTCAAATTATTTTGGTTAACTAAGAGGGGCAGTGTCTTCACAGATGCTGCCCCTCGCTTTTTAAAACGAATATATAAGTAAAAGAAAACTTTGAAGTCAATTAAGGATACTTCTCTCCGGTAACCTTTTCGAGTATCGCCTGAACCCTATCATCAAGATAAGATTCATTAAACGTAGGAAGAATACCGTATGGAGGCAGTTTCTTCGTCTCTGCGGCCTCCAAAATGAACTGGAGTGCAATTACCAGGGAAGTGTGGTCTTGAACGACCTCAATCAATTTATCGCTCATCCTTGCCTCCTTCCTTTTTAATCTGTTCTGCCATCTCAAGAAGAGTCTCGGCGTGCTTATCGCGGTCGATGACTTCCTGTACGGCCTCATCGCTCTCCTTGCGAAGCTGCTCTTCTGTCTTACCCTCATCGGCAGCAGCGTTTCTTCTTGCAGCCTCACGAGCAAGGTACTCGTCACGGAGTTTCAACTTACCTGCCGTGTATTCTGCATCGCCAGGTAACGATGTATCCGCATACATAAGCTGGGCAAATGCCTCGATGATGTTTCCATTATCCTTGGAGAACTCATAATGGTCTCCTACAGCCACAGGAGCACATTCATCGAGCGCAGCATACATTGATGTACCGATAGAGTATTCAACACCCCATGTGCCGGCAATGTTCGCAATCTTGATGAAAGGCAGCGAGCCTCTCTGTAAATGCTTCTTGATATCAGCAGGGATATCCTCTCTGAGTGAAGCAACTTCTTTCTTAGACAAGCTCTTACTGAACTTCAGCACGGTGAAGTGTCTTGTCTTGATAGTCTTTCCAAATGGTAATGCCATGATAACAATATTTTAAAGTTCAACTTTTATTTCCTTATACTCGAAATCTGTGCAAGAAGGATTCTTCTCAGAAGTAAACCTAATCTCATTAGGGTGGTTACAAGCTCCATTCTTGAAGAAGAAGCAATCCTTGCAAGTGTAATCAGTCTGTTGTTCCATGTTCCAATAGTTTTATTTCGTCCTGGATATAAAACACCGCCTTACGCAAGTCCTCGATGCGCTTCTCGGTCTTGGTCTTGTTCCCATCCACCTTATCCTTTCGCATGAGATACTTGATAGCGTTCCCTGTATTGAAGTCAAGGTGTCTGCAAATATCCAAGGGCTCAACACCGCACAAATCCTTCAGCCACGCGTAATGGGATGGGTGAGATACCTGTTCTGTCTTTGCGATTACGGATCCTTCTATAAGTGTACAATTGGCTTTGATAGAATCGGAAGTTATAAACAAACTGCCTTTGCTATACGTAACAAGGACTTTTCCAACAAGAACCTTTGTTATTGTAAATATGATAGGAGATTTTGATGCGAAACGAACCTGCATAGCATTAGCACCTCTTATTTCAAAGCAATGAGCAACATATATTCTCTCTCCGTCAATAGTATTCATCCACTCTCCTTCAATGAAGAATTTTTTACCAACCTTAATATCTTCTTTCTTAATCATAATCTATTTCTTTTTACTATTAAAATAAAATGCTCTAAGAGCCATAACCTCTGATGGGTTGTGATAAAGGATAATACAGAAATCACCATGTTCTTCTGTGTGAACCTTTCGTAAACCACATTCCTTGATAAATCCATCCTCACCAATATAAGGATCAAGGATCTCGCGAACCGCACTAGTATGACTTGGTTGAACAACAATAACGCCACCAGTTTTTCGAAGTTCTTCTAGCTTCTCCCACTGAGCTTCGATATTTTCGTCTCCGTAGAATAAATCATAGCCATAAGGCTCTGTGATTTCTCTATCAATGCCCATTCCCAAAGGAAGTTCAATTACTATAATCGGTTTCATAAGCTATTCCTCCTCATCTTTTAGTTCAACGAAATCTCCAATGCCCAAACGAGCCTTGTTGATGCAAGACGCAATCCAACCCATCAGATAGGCAGAAGGCTCGCCGCCATGTTCCATACCAATATCATCCTCGATGTTATCGCAGGCATGAGAAGCTTCATGGCAGCAATAGTTCATCGACATAACCTTCTGACACGGAAACGACACAAGAACGCCTCGCCTTCTGTCGCTCTTTCTGACAGCATCGGAATACGTAACGCCGCCGTAATCAATATCGGGAGCCTTGCATTTGTCAAAACAGGAATCTATCAGCTCTTTCAGGTCTTTACCGATGTGTACCAAAAGCTTCAAAGGGTAGATTCCGTTTCCATATTCGTAATATCCTTTCTTCTTCATACCTCATCGTTTTTATGTTTCTCCCACACTGCTTTTGAAAAGACATACCAATTATCACAAATGTCTAGAGCAAGAACGTCTCCTTGATTAGTACATAAATCGTTTTTAATACCTTCAACATGAACAAACATCACTACTAAAGCATCATAAGGATTACTACGACCTTCTATAAACGGATTTTTAAAGAACTTGGTCTTGTATACACTAGTAACAATAGGCACTTGAAGAACATCTGAAATATTCTCTGTGCTAATCTCTATCGACTTCTTAAACTTCTTCATATTCTCAACTATTTATTATGTAATCTACCAATATGCCACTTTGAGCAAACCTTGCATAAGTAAGGATGCCAGCCAAGTGCCTTCAACCTCGGAATCTGATTCAGGAACTCCCAAGCATCATCCTCTGTCTCGTATGCAACCTTCGCCTTCCATGAATGAACCTTCCTGGTCCAATGCTCAGGGTCTGGCTTGAACGGCGGAACCTTGTTCGGATTGTGATGTCTTTTCATAGGCACTTGAATGAAACACTGTTCAACGTCCTGTTCACTGCGATCTCCCTCTCGTTACACATGGTCCTCATGCACTCCAGGGCATCATCGCGGACAGCAATCATAATCTCCTGCATCGAAGCGGTGGCCGGAACAATATTCCCATCAGCCTTCTTCTTCGTGATACGGGATATAATCTCCTTGATATATTCCTTGTCTATCATAGAAATCTGTTTTATAACCGTTAATCATCAGGCTGAATGAAGCTCTCAGGCTGCTTGACGTCCTCCTCACCACGCAATTTATTCTTCACGTCATTGATGAGAAGCTCCTGCTTCAGGTCAATCATCTGCGCGCCGTACACCTGATAGGTCATTCCGCCCTGTGACCTCTTCTTGAAGAAGCCGTACTTGTCGCTCATATCACGCCCGAACTTCTGAATCGTAGGGATATCCTTCTCCTCGACATCGTTGGCCTTGCAGAACTCGACGAACCTCTCGTACATCTCCTTGGCAAGCATGCATTCCGAAATCTCGCCCCTCGCCTCTTGGCTGCACCTCATATCATACGCCCTTATCCAGGCATAGATAGGATTGCTTCCGAGAAGAGAGATGAGCAGCTGTCTCCTGCTGCCCTCAGCTGCCGGGAACCTGTACTTCCTGTTTCTCAGCTCCATCGCGCCACGGAATATCCAGTTGAACACTCCGCTCAGCTCTTCACGGATGATCTTGCTCGCAAGCTCCGGGTCCTGCCTCTCCTTAGAAATGGTAACATCGAAGCTCACGTACTGCAAGCGTCTGATGAATCCGAGCGACGCATCGTCCGGGAACGGAAGCTCATTGAGGTTGAAGATGAGGTAGGGGATTGAGTTCCCCTCAAGGATATCCCTGCCGAGCTTTCTCATCGGGACGGGCTCGCCGCTCACGAGTCTCTTAAACATACCGGTGTTCTTCCTTCCGAACTTCTTCGGGTCGGAATCGGAAGACCAGTTGAAGATGGCGTTCCTTATCGGATACCTTCCCCTCATTCCCTCGTCACCGTCGGCAGTGAGGTCGGCGTAGTCCATCTTGCTTATCCTGTCCTTGCCGAATATGTTGCAGGCGACGTCGAAGATGACACTCTTTCCGTTGGCTCCCGTACCTATAAGGAGAAGACAGAGCTCAATCTTCGATGATTCCTTCCCCTCGTACGGATTGTATGCAGTACCTCTCTGTATGAGACCGAGACCGAGGAACATCTGGAGGATCATCCTTGACGTCCTGTCCGGAAGGACCTCCTTGATGAAATTCATCCACCTGTCACACTTCGCCTTCGGATTGTAGTCGTAAGGATGATAGTATGTGACATGGTACTCGGGAGAGAACGGCATCACGTTCGGATACTTCAGACCGCTGCCGAAGTCAACAACTCCGTTTGCGAATGCAACGATGTCGAAGGTAGGTCTCAGTATGTTGTAGCACTCTATCACCTCCATGAATGACTTGTTCATCACCGTACTGATGCCGAGCATCGGAGCCATGGCCAGGTCGAGGAGCAGAAGCTGGTAAGCCTGTTCCAAAACTATCTTCGGAACAGCTTCGTATATCTTGCCGTTGAACATGTAGTAAGCACCGTTGTAGTACTTCACCGGAGCCTTCTTCGCCAGACGTCTCATTGACCTGATGAAAGTAGACTTCAGCTTGTTGTACTTATCAGAGTTTGCCTTACCCCAGTCCTGGCAACGGAGCGCTTCGAAGCCGTACTCGTCATGCCTCAAAAGGTCTAGCAACTGAGCGTGCAATGTGTCTATAGCAATACCATTTTCCATTTATGTACAATAATAATATTAATTTTCCGTTATTGTGTAGGATAAACCCCGATAAACAGGGGCTTCCTGAAGGATAACACGTGTCAGGTCGTCCTTACAACATGTCGTCTATAAAATATCGACAATACAAAGATACAGATAATATCCTGAATATCCAGTAAAATCCTAGTAAATAAAGGGTATAAATATACATTTTAGGTATACATTAAATGAAGGATAGGTATACATTTATGGTTTGGTCTGCTAAGTAAGAGTTTATGCTATCAAATGTTAATAAATAACGGATGAATGAATATGCATAATTATCCTTTATGGTGGAAAGTAATTAAACTTTACAAAAAGACTAAAAATTCGGAAGAAAAAATTTTTAGATGAGGTGACTACCGCGCTGATTTAGTGCTATTTAGGGGGTGTGGGGGTGTTCCTTCTGAAATTATTACACTTTGTGTCGGTTTATATAGTGTAAACCATCGTGAAACAATATTTTTGTAATTATTTCAAGTTGTCGGTTTATATTTATAAAAAATTTATGTAACCCCTTAATAACCAACACTTTATAATATTGTTTATATTCATTTTCTTGCATAATTATGCATTATTGCTATTTCGTGAAACATCAAAGTTTATTACAAATTACTTGACCGAAAAAATGTTACATAATAACGTACTGGTTAAATGTTAAAATATTAATATTTAGTGTTTATATGGTTAGATATATAGAACTAAAACGTAATATATTAATACTTTGCCACAAAGTGTTAAAACTCATAACTATCTATATATCAATATGTTATAACGTCTTTAAAGGTCGATTTTTAACATAAAAAATTTGCTTTTATCAATAAATTTTCGTACCTTTGTAGTACAAAAAGAAAGAGATAGGACACTATCTTATAAGTAACATTTAAACAATTTAGGTATATGAAAGAATTATCTGTAAAAGGTGCTCAAGGATACGAGCACGTAAGTACTAAGGTTGCTAGTTATGTAACCGAGTGCAAAGACAGTGCAGTCTTAGCGCAAAGTTTGAAAGTGCTCAATAGTTACCGCAAAAAGCTATTGAGTGAGTGCACGGATAGTGAAGTAGTAAGCGCAAAGAAAGAGCTAGAAGTAGCTAGAGAACGCTATAATAAACTAGCTACAAAGTATGTACTTTCAGATGAAAGCTACTGCAATTTGCAAACCGAGTGCGTACGTAGCGCAGTTAGCGAGTTTTCACGTAGGCACAAATTGCCAAATTTCTTTGCGTGGTTTGATAACAACGGCAAAGACAAACAAACTACTATAATAGATAGTTTGCAACGTTTAGGTAGTAAATTGTGCTCTTTGCATCAAGCATTTACAAGTGGTGCAAAGGTAGCAAAGAAAAAGTCTGAGTCTATTACAGACTTACAGAAACAAATTGCAGAGTTACAGGCTAAACTTGCAGCAGCGCAAAAGTAATACAAAACAAGAAAGCTAGTAAAAGCTAGCTTTCTATTTTCCCCACTGACTATCTAGTGGTAGCCAGTGGGATATTTCCACCGTGCGAATTACGTGCGGTGCGGGTCGTCGTACCCTTATTTTTCCTATCACGTTTAGGCGTACATTTGCAGGTCGGTGCTGCATAAGGGAACAAAACAGAGATTTTGGTAATTATTCTAGAGAGAGAATTTATTCTCCCTCAGGGGATTTATTATCAAAATTTCAGAGAGCTATCCGGCAAACGAATCTGTAGTGATACAGAAAGGCGGGCGAGAAATCCCGTCGTGGGTAGCGAGAGAGCACAGAGCCACCACGATACCGAATGGGATGAGGCACGTGGAAAGAGTAAGAGCCGTAGCTGTGCAGTTGTCTAGCGAGATAACGGACGGATAAATCATAATTCATATTCTATCCCGTTGGCTGCGGGGTTAAGGGATACGAGATATCCTGAAAAGCTGCGTGTTGGATGGCACGTGGAGTGGTTTCCGTTGCAGGGATATTCCTGCACATCATATTCGCTCATAGTTTTTAAAGTGTGGGCTAGCGAATATAAAACGCACTTTCTGAAATCGGTTGCTTGTCATCCGTGCGAGATTTATCTCCTCAGAAACAAACAAGCTGCTGGCAGAAGCATAAAATCTGTAGGGTGTGAGCCACGTAGTTAAGACGATAAAGATAAAACGTGGTGCAAAGATGCACATCCTGGCTAACGGGGCGGGGAGAAATCTCCGCTCTACAATTACAAACCAACAAATTTAGAATTATGATACAGAATTTCGATTGCAGAGGACAGAGAATGATGGAGAGAATTATTGCAGACAGACAGACCATATACAATCGTGTGGAGTTTATATCGTGGCGCAATAATACTCTAGCTCTGTTTCTCGCCTAAAAATCTGTAGCCAGTACGATAATTGTCGTGTGTGGCTACGGAACAATTACCAATAAAATTAGAATTATGAAAGCAAGACAAATTATTTATTCAAGTACGATAATTGTGCTTGGATTTATTCAGGCATCGCCAATATTCATTTGCTTGGCAAGTACGATAATTCTCCTGAATGTGCTTGGAATTTTTTATGGGATTCTGCTTGCGCATATTTGGAGCAGTACGAAAAAGGGCAAGTGGTATTTCCGCGAGCTGTGGCGATCCACACTCCGCTTGGAGAATTTCATCCTTCCTGGAGTTTAAGAGATTTGGAAAGTACGATAATTGTGCTTGGAAACATTTAGCTAAATTCTGCTTGGAGAAATCTAGGCAGTACGATAATATAACCAATTAAGCAAAAGAATTATGGAAAAGAGAATCAGCAAGGGCGTGCTGTCAGCTGCGCTCGTATTAGTTACAAGTTTCGTGTGTGGCATTATTGCTATCGCAGGATTTCTGCTTGGAGATTTTCAAGCCGTTTTATATTCTGCGGTTCTTGAAATGTGCGGTCTATTCATTATCTGCATAATGATAGATGCTATTCAGCAGCAGATAGAGGATATCTGTGAAATGTAGCCAAAACTACCGCTTGGAGATATTCGGGCGGTATCTAGTATTAACCAATTAAATTACAGAATTATGAAGAAGAATATTTTCGTGGCATTGTTTGCCGTAGTGTGTGTTGCATTAGTAATGGTTTCAGTTACTCTCGTGAATTGTCACAGAGCAAACGTGATGCTGAGGCATACCGTTCTCAGCCAGGCGAACGAGATTTTAGAGCTAAACGGCAGTTACACAGCAGAGGGAACTACAATGTTCGTAGGTCTCAGAAAGTAGCCAAAACAGAGAGGAGTTTCCGCTCCTCTCTTCTATTAACCAAATTATTAGAAAAATATGGATAGAATATTAAAGCAAGATTTGAGCAAGAATGAGGTTATAGACCTCTTGCGTGGAATGGACGTACAGGAAGTTGAGGGAAATTTCTCTGTACGTCGTGTCCTGATCAATACACAGGCGTGTGACGTATTCGGTGGAGAACCTGAGGACTCTTATCCTCTCATCCCCGGTACGTACATGGCATTGTATTACAATAGTATTGCCGGAGACCCGTATCCGCTCTTTGAGAGAATATGTGAAAACATATAAATGACGAGAACAAGAGCCAGACTCTACTGAATGGCGATGGCATTATTCTGATTTTCCTGCTCAACAAGTACGAGTAGCCAAAAATGTGCTCAGGCATTTTCCTGGGCATACTATGTAGAACCATTAAACAAATTGAATTATGCAAGACAGAAAATCACAGAAGAATTTTGAGCGTGCGCTTATGCATGAGATGGAGAAGATCAAGATAGCAGCGCGCCAGTGGCATAGCAACAATACTAAGGGCTACAGAGATTATCGTAGCAAGAAAACTATCTCCAAGAGTTTCTCTGAGATTGCAGTATTGTGCATGAGCTAAATGTGCGTGACGATTGTCACGCATACTATTCACCAAAAAATATAGATTATGATAGATGAAGAATACAAGGAGAATGTAGAGTACATACTCTCTACGATTTTGCCTAAGTTGCAGGAAATCCAAAAAAAAGTATTGAAAAATCAATCAAGACTGAGCCTTGATGTTAGCGTTAGCAATAAAAACGGCGAAGGGTATATAAGTTGTTTTGCCTGTGTCATGAATGACATGGGAGAAATAACGGATACTTGTTTTCCACGTTTCATCTGCGTATGCAGCAAAGAGGAGATGGACGAGCGGCTCAACGAGCTTAAAGAGTTCATCAAGAAGTACATAGCCTGAAAATTGAGGGAGTTTTATCTCCCTCTCCTACAAACCAAATAATGTAGAATTATGAGTAAATGGGTACAATTTTATCATAAGATTAACAAGTTTGACCTTGTGAACATGAGATTCACCGATGAGGTGAGCGTTGTGGAAATGGTTGGCATGGATTCTGTCATGCCTATCGACGGCAGATTGAGTCTGTCATCCATACGTGATATAGTACAGAAGAAAATCGAGAGCATGAAGAATATCGAGGGCTTTGACCCTTGTGCGTTCTCCATCCTCACCGGTCCTAATATTCTGTGTGCTTCAGAAAGTCCGGTGTACAATCTCTAGCCAAAAATGGGCAGTACGATAATGTGCTGCCTGCTATTAACCAAAACAGAATATATTATGACAACAGAAGAAAAGACTCAGCTAGAGAAGCTTGTAGAAAAGTATTTGAAAGAAGATGCGTACAAGCCACGAGGATGGGGAGAGAGAGCCGCAAGGAAGTTTCTCAGCGCATTAAATGGCGAGTGGCTTCTTACGTACAGCTTTAGACCAGACCCGGCGTAGTTATTTGCTACGCCTCCTATTTTAACCAATCAAATTTTGAATTATGACAGACGGAGACAGAAAGTTCCTTGCCAGGCTCGTAGCGAGTCACAAGGCAGTTATCAGCGAGGAGTGCAGACGCAAGAATCTCGACAAGAGCGAGTATTTCAGACGCGTAGCGCGTGCAGACAAGAAGGCTCAGGAGATTGAGCAATCGTGCATGCGACCTCGCAAGTTCTAGCCAAACATTCTGTGCAGTCTATCTGCACAGAAACCATGTTAAACCATCAAAATTAAAGAATTATGGAGAAAATGACACAGAAAGAGTTGAAGAGACTCGTTAGAGTAGGAGCTGCCAAGGATATAACACACAGTTCAAGCCGTGCAGCCATCCCGGAAGAATATAGTCAGGTAGGCTATTCTTCCGGTGTGTACGGATGCAACGGAATGCTGTTCCGTGGTCACAGCGGAAAGCTGTATGCCATTTGTGCAAGAACTACGGCTATCTGGGTTTTCGGCTAAAATTACGGGTAAGCGTATGGTGCGCTTGCTCGTTTCTATTATCAACCAAAATACAGAAATATGAATATACAGAAAGTATGGGATGCGTTTATCAAGGAAAATGATAATCCATCATTCGTAAAGATGGCATATGCCGTAGTAGAGCAGCTTGGCGGTGTTAATGAAGACACACTGCTTAATTCTCTCGATAGTTGCAGAAATGCAAATGACGGGTACACTGGATTCTGCTATCCTTATCAGACAAGCAAGTTCTGGAACGAGAACAAGAGTGCTATCATGGAGAATATGCACGAGCTTGCCGATGATTTGGGAGAAGACCTTATCACGATGATTAAGGGCTTCGGGAATTTCAAGGACGACAAATCCGTAACCTATGATGCTATCGGCAAGGCTCTGTATGCTCCTTTTAACGAGGGCGAGAGCAGAAATATCTACGACACATTTGCCAAGTATGCACTGGAAGAGGTTGCGAATCGATTCCAGGACTGGTGGTACGAGCAGGACGAAAGTGATTTCGATGATTAGCCAAACCAATCCTCACTCTTACGGGTGGGGATTTCTATTAACCAAAGATTACAGAATTATGAGTGATTTAGAGAAAATCCTGAATGACGATTTACTGAAGTGTAAAATCGTTGAGTCAGTAGAGAATCCTGTTAGGCGTGTGGACCTCATCAAGTGGACGCACGACAATACATACTCTATTGCAGAGGTACGCAAGGATACCGGTAAGCTAGAGGTCACAGACTTGAAAGCTGCCAGTGGTCTTGAGGCATACAAGCATTTCTACAGAAATTATGGCGACATTGCCATATGTGGCTAAAACTCCCCACATCATCGTGGGGAACAATTATGAACCATTAAACAGATGAATTATGGAAAAGAATATTTGGGAATATGTTATGAACAGCAAGGGTGAGGTTATCGAGAAAGTAGCCGATTATATCGGTGTTGAAAGCTTCGCCAAGGTAATCGAGAGCCTATATCGTGAGTGTCTTGAGAATTTCGATGACGCAGATGATCTAGAAGAATACATTGCCGATTTGTACGGAAAGAATATCCAGTCTCTTGCATGGGAGTTTACTCACAAGGTAAACAGAGAGATGAAGAAATATCTCCATCTTAACGACCAGCGCATGGATGGAAATTTTGCCAATCTGTACAACGATTATCCTAGACACGTTACAGGTACGTTCTGGGCGACGGACTACGATGGCGATGATTACTACGATTTGTATCCTCAGATGGTAGCCCGACTTGATGCCGCAGAGGACAGCGAGCAGGCTAGCAAGGACAGGGCGTACCTCGAAGAATGGTACTTCAAGGCGTTCGGCACGTACAACATCAAGTACAATTTCTCGAATGAGCTTGAAGAGGCTCACTCCATGATGGAGGAAGATTATGAGGAAGCCTAACAATATCCCCTAGCATGGGGATATTCAATGTTAAACCATTTAAATGATATTAGATATGAGTTACGAATTTGCTAAGAAGGAGATTGGTGATTACAGAATCACCATTTACCAGGATGAGGATGCCGAATGCCCTTGCACAGAATGGGATTTGGCAGGCGTTTACTTCTGGGACTATTCTGATTACGGATACAACAGGGAACTTTCTCGTGGTTGTAGCAGTGAAGTCGACGCTGAAAATGCAGAGGCTGCCTTGAAAGAGCTTGTCTGCAAGTATGTTCCACAAAAGAAGATTATCAAGTATATCAATAGTATGTTTCATTGCGATCATCTGTGTCTCGAATACGACAAGTCGTGCCACATGTGGAGTTTTGAAAGAAAATCAAGATTCAGCATCGGCAAGAACGAGTGGTACAACATTAGAGATTTCACTCCTAACGAACTGAAGAACGAGGATGTTAGGGATGAGCTTACAGAAGAGCTTGAAGAAGATGATTTTATTAATCTCCTTGAAAACTGCAAGGATATAGCATTCTACGAGTGGTCTTCCAGTGGATATAGCCAGGGAGATTATGTTAGAGGATATGCCTATTGCGACAAGGAGCGCTTCAAGAAGATGGTGGATACGAATACCAAGAACTGGAAGAATCGTGCCATCGAGCTGTTTGAGAGCGAAGTCAAGAATATTGGTATGTGGATGTGGGGTGATGTAAAAAGTTACGTCCTAGAAAAGAAACGCCCGTATACAAAATTGTACGAGGACGGTAAATCTTCTGATTCCTACGAGTGGGAGCAGATTGAATCCTGTTGCGGAGAGTACTTCGAAGATGCTGATGACCTCATAGAAGAGGTTATCAAAGAACACGGCTTACAGACGAAAGATGCAGCCTAACAAGGGGAGCTTGCATGCTCCTCTTCTATTAACCAAATTACAAAGAATTATGAAATTGAAACTTTATCACGACACAAGAAATAAGTTCCGTGACTGCGTGGATGCGTGGACAATCTACGTTCCTTATCCGAAGTGGCTTAGAGAAAAGACATACGGTACAATGGGAACATTCCTCGGATGCACTCCAACGGAGACGGGAATGATACGGTGCGTCTGGGAGCACGACGAAAGAAGATGTGGACGCCCGTATTTCGGCAAGAAGATTGATCCGAAGGATACCCCTAAAGCATTTCAGGAAATTTTCTACAACATGGAGAAGCTTTGGAACGAGGCAATCACCAAGAACACGAATGAAGCGTGGAAAGCATGGAGCGAAGTCTAAAATTGGTAGCCATTTGGCTACCTGCCAATAACCAAATACATAGAATTATGGAAAGAATTACATTTGTAGAGAAGGGCAGTAGAACCATCTACAGACTGGGCAGACGTATCGTATGCTACAGAGAGGGTTACAGAGTTTGTTTCGGTAAACCATCAGATGTCACACACGACACGTTCGATGCACTATCAGAGAATATAGCACATGAGTATTGCCTGAAAGTTTGTGAGCGCAAAAAGTGGGAGATGGCAAAATACAACAATCCTGTCGCATACAACGCACACAAAGTATTGAACGCATTAGCCTAAAGATAGCCTCCGGGCTATCACTATAACCAATTAAACAAAGAGAATTATGAAGAGATATTACGTATCAGTCACAGAACATTTGAACAAGGTAGTCAGCGTTGATGCTGAGAGTGAGAATGAAGCCGTACAGAAAGTGCAGGATGCCTATAATAATAGCGATATTATTCTTGACGCTGACAATTTCTCAGGTGAGGTTATCGAGATCGAACCAGATCAGGAGTACTGGAGAGAATCCGAAGAAGATGACAGCGTAGCACTCCAGCACATCGACTAAGCCAAACGGGGAGAGCAATCTCCCTACCAATAACCAAAACATAAGAATTATGAATGAAGACAGAATCCTAGAGATGTTCTTCGAGAAAGCCAGATGGCAGTATGCTATCGAGAAAGGCTTATTCAAGGACATGAACAAAGCAGTAATGTATCAGCTTACAACACCAAAGGCTCGTCTGGCTATGTATCAGAGGATCAAGAGCGGCAATTACAAGATAATGCCACCTCATACAGCAAAGATTCCGAAAGACAACGGAGATTTCCGTACGGTCTATGTGAATGAACCTGTAGACAGAATCCTCCTGAGCATAGCAAACGACCTCTTGTTTGAGCTGATGCCAGAGATGGTGCATCCACGCTGTACGTCATACCAAAAGGGTATCGGCTGCGGTCGTGTGGTGCAAGAAGTGTCTCGGATAATATACTCGGCAGAGGGAAAAATCATCGGATGGAAAGGTGACTTCTCCAAGTACTTTGATTCTGTGCCTATTCGATTCATTGATTGGGCATTTGACAAAGTAAAGGAGAAGTACGGAAAATCTGCGCTGATAGATGTCATTCGTGACTACTATCACACAGACATATATTTCGATGAGGACAACAACCTCTGTGAGAAGTATCAGTCCCTCAAGCAGGGATGCTCTGTTGCTGCATGGCTGGCCGATGTCATTCTCTATCATCTTGACGACAAGCTATCTAAGCTTAACGGATATTACGTCCGTTATTCAGATGATACGCTGTTTGTCGGTGAAGACTATGAGAAAGCCATGGATATCATGAAGAGCGAACTGGAGATGATGCAGATGACGCTCAATCCGAAGAAGGTTGAGTATCTTGACGCTAATCACTGGTTCAAGTTCCTCGGATATTCCATCAAGGGTCACAATATCTCTCTGTCGTCCACACGTATCAAGACCTTTCAGAAGGAAATTGAGAAGAGGACGATAAAGAAACGTGATACCACGATGACGAAAGCCATCAATGCGGTAAACAGGTATCTCTACAAGGGGTACTGCGATTACTCCTGGGCTACTCAGGTTCTTCCGGTCATAAACGTGAAAGAGGACATCGACAAACTCAACACATTCGTCATGGACTGCATCCGTGCGGTCAAGACAGGCAAGAGTAAGGTCGGTGGTCTCGGATACGTGAAGACTCAGGCTGTAGGTTGCATAGACCGAGGTCGTGGAAGGAACGTGAAAGCCAACAGGAGTAAGACAGAGAGCGAAATCAAGGGGTATCTATCAATAGGTTGTGCCCAGAATGCCTTGCGGACGAGCAGGGCAGCGTACAACACATTGGTGAATACTCTGTAGACGAGCATCCTAGCGCAAGGATTTTGCCGGAATGAAGACACAAGGTTTTAAATATCCCGGTTGCGGAGTGCATGGACCTATCTCTTAATAAGAGATGGTCCTACGCTCGTCCTAAACCGGATATTATCAATCTGATATCGCTATGCGCAGCATCTTCTGACCGGCAGACTCTGTAACCGAGCACACGGACGTGGGAGAAGGACGGACAGATTCAGGCGACGCCTCGTATAACATCATCTGAACATCCTGCCATCCAAGTTTACAACTTGAGACAGCAGGATGTTCGTATGACGAACAAGGCGTAGCTCATCAACGAAGTACAGAAATGTGCCGGTCCGTATGACTTCCACCGGTGGCGCACACCACCACTCCCTGACGGATGGCTGAAGTTTATGCAACAGGTCTCTTAACCAGAGTAGTTGATCCTGGACGGCTGCGCAGTAGGCGCATTGTCCTGGATCACCTATTCTGGCGAATCCTGTGCCAAATCAGAAACATAAAGTATTGTGCCGAGCCATCGGTCAGTGAATCACCCTAGCACGAGGGTAGTCTTTAAAGGAGAGTATAGTTTATAGAACTCTGGCGAATCTCGCCGGCCTCCCCGGAACACTATCCGGGAACTCCGGCGATACGCAACAGTTCAAATCAAACTAATACAGCTACGTGCCACGCTCTCAGATGAAGACAACGTTATTGCCAAACGAGGTACACGAGGAGGCCGCGTATTTATACCCGCTGGGTAAATAACGCGGGGAGTCATCCTTAGAGCAACGATGCTCCCCGCGTAAACCCAGCTGGTTCCAATCATCAGCCTGTAGCAAGGCAACAGACCTATGAGTGTACCTACAAACAACCAAAAGTGAATTGCATCACGACTTATCAAGAGTATGAGGTTTAATACCACGTGAGTGGTATACCAGCCGCCTGCCGATATCTCCGCAGGCGCTGGTATCCAATCCACGGGGTTGAATCACGAACATATATCCATGCAACATAATACATGAGATAAGTCATGCGCATTGCAGCGATGTCTGGCAAGTTCTGAGAGTTCATCGAGCGTTTCATAGATTCTGAAGCCAAGGATGGGGAAGCGTACGCTTCCTGAGGTTGGCTTCATAACAATGCCACGCCCTTAATCAAAAACTTAAAGCAATGCAACGTATCAGGTTGAGTCAGACTAGGTTATTGCGAGCCGAATGGTGCGCAAGGAGAATAGATTGTACAATACGGTATCAATCATCCTGAAGATCCAGGTGGTTACCTGGATCTGTCAGGACTTAGATACAGTATTAATCAAGACCTTATAGTTACGCAACAGATTCTCTGAGCGCACTCCTATTTACCAATATTTAAGAATTATGAACAGCAAATTACTAAAGAAGCTTGAGGAAATCAAGAAAGAGTACGAAACGTCAGAAGTTTGCATGGGTGAGATGCTTGATTCTATAAGTGCAGACGGATTCTCTATCGAGGATGCTCACTGGTTGTATATGCGTGCAATGGAGTGGGCGAACGGAGATAAGTTCTATATCCACGTCGGAGAAGACGAAGATGTACTGAGTAAGGATGAACTCGAAGAAGCCAATTTGATAGTGCTAGAATAAGCACTATCCCTATTAACCAATACAATAGAATTATGACATACGACGAGATTATCAATGCAGTTGAGAATGGTGCTAAGTTCACCATCAACTTCCAGAAGAGGACATGTAGGGTGAATGGTAAGATAGTAATGTCCGAGGAAGATAAGCCGAAAGATACACCTTACCTGACACATGCAGTAGTCCTGTTCGCAATAGAACAGAGATATATGGCATACAAACATTCTGTGCCGTCTGAGCGTTCTGAATCCCATCGCCGCTACTACTTCAAGGCTTTGCCCGAGAAAGAGCTCTCAGACGAAGATATGATGTATGGTGAGCGACGAGAGGTAGCTAGATGTAAGCTGGAGCTATACATACTGATTCAGATTCTAAGAGGCAACCTTGCATGGGAGAACAGGTGGGGAAGATGGTTCTGGAAGTCTGAAAATGACAGGGACCTGATTATCCTCAGAGACTGGGTTGAGCCAAACAAGGGTGGGGCGTAAGCCTCATCCACTAGAGTTAAATAAATTTTTAGTAACCAATTTAAAATTATTAGAATTATGAAGCAGATTGTAACAATCACTGGTGAGAACTTGAACATCGTAACTAACAATGTAGAGGCTACAGCAGCTACCGGTAAGAAGACCAAGGCGCAGATGCGTCTCGAAGCTCTTAAGGCAGCAGGTGTTGATACTAGTAAATATTTCCCTCTCGGTGATGATCAGCTTATCAAAATCGAAAATGGTGCGGCTGTTCCTGTTGATATGGACGATGCAACCATCGATGCGGTAGGCAAGCAGATTGTCGAGGGTGGATACGTAAGTAACTGGAAGCTCTTCCGTCGTTGGGTGATGAGTCAGATATTCCACATGTTGCGAGACATGGAGAAGGACGGCAAGTCATTCAACGAGGTGTTGCAGAAGAAAGGCTACGAGTACCAGTGGCGCATGTTGGAGAACGAGCTGTATGCTCAGATGAAGATGTGTGACCACAATGACTACGAGAATCTCAAGGCGAGAAATCGCTGGTTCAACGGAGTTGTAGCACACGATATGGCTATTGACTATATTAACAAGCTTCGCAGCTATATCGACGACAAGTGCATCTACACTGTCAAGGAAGACAAGGATGGAAACAAGAAGAAGACATACAAGCACACCTGCAAGGGTAATCCTTATATCCGTCTTCAAAATGAAAACATCTTCGTCGCTGACTTGGAGAGAAAGGTATACAATCCTCTCCGTGACCTTGCCAACAAGATGAGTGCTGTAGAAACCTACAAGGAACTCTACGATGCCGTTCGCAAGTTCAACAAGAACCGCAAGCATCTCGCATGGGATACCAAGCAGGCTGATGCGTTCATCAATGCCTACAAGGGTTCAGGTTCCTACTACACGATGAGAAATCTTATCATGTTCCACGGAGCAAGATTTCTGAAGAACGGCCGCAAGATGTCAGAAACCAACTCCCTTAAGGAGCTTGAGTCAAAAGCCAAGCTCTACGACGAAGAAGGTTGGAGAATGCTCGGTGTTCTCAAGCAGCTCATCAAAGAGTCTGATATAGACATCCAGGGCAAGATTCTTGAGTGGAAGAAAGCCAAGAGCGAGAACAAGTAATCATCAGTAGGACGTAAGGTTCGCCACCTATGGAATGGTGGCTCGGCAGCAATTCACAAGAGCTTCTGCAACGAATGATCTCCTCCAGTGCATTCACTGGAGGTAATCCTTCGAGCTAAAGCTCTCTAGATCGAACTTATAGAGTAAGGCGCCAGCCGGGGATCATTCTAGCCAAAAGTCGGTTACTGATTCGGTAACCGATTCAAAGTCTAACCAATAAAATTAAGAATTATGAAGGAAATTAATGTAGACACAAGAGAGTATATTAAGGCTCTTATTGACGGGAAGAATGTCGTCGAGGAATCACTTCTAGACGCCATCTTTGACGATTCGCAATATCTCACCAATAAGTTTTTTTCATTGGGATTTGTCGGAGGCGCACCTACAATGATAGAGTATCACGGAAACTACCTATCTATCAGGAAGCTTCGATCGTGGATTACATCAGAGTGGGGTAGAGAGATTGTCAAACGACTGACTGGCGAATCAAAAAATAGCATATACTATTACGATACGAAGCAGTATCTCGACGAACGCCAGGCTGAGCCTTTAATCTATACATTCTTTCTGAGCACAGATTACCTTACAGTAAGATTTCACTACAATGTAAAAGTAGATGAAGATTAGCCAAACGTGTCAGTCGTTAGCAGCGGCTGACTACTCATATCATAACTAAATTTTGTTTAAATGGTTCAAGCCGGTCTGTCGTGAGACACGCCGGTTTTTTGTTCCACAAGTTTAACCAATTTTAAATTAGAATTATGAGTAAAAATTACTGGACATTAGGTAAGGAAGGAATGAAGACTCGTCTGTCAAAGGCACAGGCAGCTTATGAGAACGCAGTAGAGAACGTCAGCGACTTGCACGTCAAGATCAGCAATGGCAACACAAAGTTGGGAGCTATCCCATCCGTGTCGCTCATCCCGGTCATGGATTGCGGTAACTGTGCAATCTGTGCCAAGAGCTGCTACGACCTGCGCAATGACATGATTTACAAGGAGGTCATCAAGACGAGAGCTATCAATTCTGCCATCCTCCACGAGGATCCTGAACGATACTTCAAGGAAATTGATGGTTACCTCAACTACCGCTATCCTAGAGCATTCAGATTCCACATCGGCGGCGACATACAGGACAAATGGTATCTTGACAAGATGTGCGAGATTGCCCGCAAGCATAAGGATACCAAGTTCCTGGCGTTCACGAAGATGTTCGATGTGTGCAACGAGTACCTCGATGAGGGCAACGTAATCCCTGAGAACATGCACATCCTATTCAGCGGATGGCTTGGTCTCAAGATGGATAACCGCCACGGATTTCCGGAGGCGCATCCTATCTTCGAGAGCGGTACATCAGCACCGGAAGGAACGTGCTATGCACCGGAAACTGCACAGAGTGCCTGAAGGAAGATAGGCTATGCTGGTCTATCGGGAAAGGCCAGGCGATAGGATTCCTTGCACACTAGCCAAAATCCTCGTCAGTAATGACGGGGTACTATGTTTAACCAATTAAAATTTTGAATTATGGCAACAGCAAGAAGAGGTACAAGAATGCTCAAAGCTTCTGACATCATGAAGAGAAAGGGCATTGTCCAGAAACAGATGGACATGGACAAGTTCAACGAGGTTGTAGAGAATTTCTTTATGACCCATAAGCCTAAGGAGACGATTCTCTTAACTCCGAAGAGATTCATCGAGATGGATAACCCGCCAGAGGGAGACTTCATTGAAATGCTGGACGTAGGCATCTGGAAGAAGAAATCGGAAGACCCAGACGACCCATTCGACTTCATCGACTATCAGTTCATGAAGAAGAACGGAATGCTCCGTCCTATCCTTATGGTGAACGAGCCATTCATCGGCAATGCTGCCGGGTGGCTGAGAGATTTTTGTGGATTCACTGTGAAGAGCAGAACACGAAAGAAGAAGAAGGAATACATCGTGTCTCTGCCGGTGTAAAGCCGAACAAGGCGTGGAACATTATTGTTTCACGCTCCTAGTATTAACCAATTAAAGTAGAATGATTATGGAAATAGTAGATGTAAATGTAAAAAATCTGAGTGAATTCGATATTGAGAACGATCTCTATCATGACACTCTGTGGGAGAATATGTTCGACGATGGCGAGTATACGGACGACGGATGCAACGAGGCTGTAGGTTTCATCTATTCTAACGCCTGCCATGCAGAAGTTTATGGCAACTCTATGGATGTCAGATGGATAAAGGATAACTCAGACAATCTCCGCCTGGCTATGGTGGCAAACGACCTGGTAAATAACCTCATGGGCACAGAGCAAAAGAAAATTATCACCGAGGAAAACAACGGAACCACGCTCCTTACTTACGCTGGTATATATCTTAACATCTTCGTCAATTTCGAGATGCGTCACATACAGATTCTCGCTTACCAGGAAGCCTAAAAAGCCCTCTTCGGAGGGTTCAAGTATTAACCAATTAAGAATAGAGATATGGAAGAAAAAATCGAAAAATTCAAGGAATTGATGAAAGCAAAGCATAACTGCCAGTTTTGCCTTGACCATGTTACAGGAAGTGCAGACATGCACGGATTAGTGTATTGGGCAGAGAGAGTCGAGAAATTGAGACAGGAGGTAGCAGAGATGTTGTAGCCAAACAAGCCTGCCAGGAATGGCGGGCATCAAGTTAAACCAAAATATTAAGATTATGGATAGAAAAGAATTGAAAGACGAGATTGACGAGTTGCGTTCAGGTGTTAAGATGGAGCTAGCATGCACTATCCGCGAGATAATGTATGAGCACGGAATCATCCGCAAAGAGCTGAAACGTCCGGTTAAGTGCAGCGACGGGCTTTTCGAAGCTGTCCTCATTGAAACTAACGGCGAGGATACCGCTATCCCGGCTATCACGCTCCGTTTAATGAGCTACAAAAGAGTGGCGAAGAGAGTGTCCTCTACGGATTTCGAGATGGACTTCGAGTCGCTCGCCAGTATTGCCTACGAGCTAAACAACGAGCTCGAAAGTTAATTTAGCGTTAAAAACGGCAAAGGTGATGGTTTATAAAATAAACTTTATTACCTTTGCACTATAAACCAAAAAGTTAGAATTATGACAGAAGAAATAAGAATCAAAACAAGAGATTGGGAGAGACTTCTGAGCTACACTCAGCAGCAGAAGTACAAGACTGCCATCAAGCAGGGTTGGTTCGCCAATTATCACAGCAACGCCTGGAGACATGACACGTTCTATGGCGCATACATCTGGAAATATCCGAAACTTATTAAGGTTGTAAGGATGTTCGAGGAGATGCTTGGGCATAAGCCATTATGGGAAGACATCACCGACGACAATCTGCGCGACCTCTTCGAGAAGATCCAGGAGAACTACGCTCCTAACTCGGCAAGAACCGTATGTGCAACCATCAAGGCTGTGATACGTGAGAACGATGCTACCAGGGAAATCCCTAGTCCTACGTTCGGCAGAATACTTAGAGCGAAGGCTGTACCGGTCCAGTCTGTATATCTCTCTGATGAGGAGATAAACAGAATCATAAAGTACAACCCTCACGGAAAAACAAAAAGATATGTTCAGAGAATGTTTATCATGGAATGTCTCTGTGGCGCACGTTACAGCGACTGCCAGAGAATGACGGAAGAGAACATAGATGATACCGGACACTTCCTCGTCTATGTTACTCAGAAGACAAAGACCGAGGTAAGGGTTCCACTTCACAAGAAGCTCCGTCCGTTCCTCGTATGCGGTACTGGTGACGAGCCTCTTCCGGGTGAGATAGGTGAAAGGACGTTCAATAGAGCACTCCGCGATATCTGTCGTGACTGCGGAATAGATACGAACACGAAGGTGTTCAAGGCTGGAAAGGAAGAGACTGGAAAGAAGTATCGGTTCGTATCATCCCATACCGGCAGACGCTCGTTCGCAACGAATCTCTCAAAGAAGGGCGTGCCTCTTGAGCAGATTGCCGTCATGATGGGACATACCAGTAACGGTATGCCGAATATCCAGATGACGCAGCGCTACATTGTCGGTAAGACCGAGATTGACAGCAATACACTGAGATTGTTCGGCGTCTATGAAGAAGACCTCGATAACGGTCTAGATGAGGATTAAGCTAAAACTGGAGGTGGCCAGCTGCCATCTCCTGCCATTGTTTAACCAATTAAAATAATGAATATGGTAGAAGATTATACAGAAGAAGAGTTGAATAAACTCATCAATGAGTGCCGGAAGAAGTACGAAAAGCTCGAAAAGGAGACCGTGATGAAGGCTCTGACTGGCGAGATTGGTACGAATTCCGCAATGGTGGAAGAGTTGGAGATTCTCAACATCCACTATCACGATGAAATGGATGAGTACGATATCACTGCACCTGACCTGAATCCAGATCTTATCGATAACTTCAAGAGGGCAGAGCGTGATGGCAAGAACGTCATCTTCGAGGCACAGGAATATCTTAAGATCCTGGGAATGTGCGAAGAAATGTTCAACCAGAAGCTATGGGTCAACGAAGATGGCCACATATGCGATGAAGAAGGTAATAGACTTTCCGCCGACAGAGAGCATCGTGTTTTCGAAGTTGTTAAGTGCGGGAAATAAGATATTTCTAGTTTTTCATAGCTAGATTGTTTAAATGAGTGTCCTCTCTTGCCCGTGAGGGTAGGAGGGGATTTTTTAAAACGGCCCCGATTAGCCAAAAATAGGGAGCTTCGGCTCCTGCAATTAATAACCAAGCCCTACGCAACACGGTCAAGCGATAAGAATATGACAACAGAGAATTTAGTTACAGCCAGAAACAAGGTGGATAATGTTTATGAACTGATCAATGACTTGGTTAGTAATCATAGCATTGATATGCTTGACTTGGCGTACCCAAAGCATGGTGGAAAGCAAGACGCTGGCGCTGTTGCAGAGATGATGCTGCTCCGTCAGAGTGCGAACAGCCTGTCTGAAGCTTGCAGCTTCCTTGTCGATAGACTCACGGATGCTATTGGAGACGAAAATGAAGTAAAATAATAACCCTTCAGCCCTCGACATCACGGTTAAGTCATTTCTATGAAGAAAATTTTATTTATGCTGATGTTTGCACTTGTAACGGCATCATCCTTCGCACAGGAGAAGCATCCTTACTACTGTACCATTAGCGGTACGTACAACCTGGCGATGAAGATCAGACTAGAACTTGAATGGGGCGAGCAGAAGCAGCCTGTAGCCCTTCGCAACGAGGAGGGAAAGAAGATTGAGTTCAATAACCTCACCGACATTCTCAACTACATGTCAGCGAGAGGATGGCAGTTCGTTACCGAATTGAATTATGACGGACACATACATTACCTTCTGAAGAAGGATGTCTCTTCCCCGGAGGAGGCAAAGCAAGGACTTCGCTTCGATACAGACAAATAGCAATACAACTAGCCGCTTATCACTTAACAGATAGGCGGCTATTTTATTAAGATAACCACCAAAAAAGCAACGAAAATCATACTTTTTTCTTAAACTACGTTAATTGTAAATATTCTGTACTTTAATGAATATTACAATCAGCTGTTTTTACTTCGCTTGAAACCTTTAACTATACCAGTATCTTTAAAATACTTGTCCTCACTTTTTACTTTAATAAGTACGGTTTATGGTGAAAACAGAACTATTGCACGGAATAGAAAATCGTCGTATCTTTGCAGTGCAAGTGAAAGGTGTAGAGGCTGAGTAGTAAGCACGAAAGGATTCACAAACGCTATTCGGATTGGCAACCGTATGAGCGATCACATATGCCAAAATATAACTCCGATGGACTAACCTCTACCTCTGGTCCATTGGAGTTTTTAATTTTAAATGAGGTAATGAAAAATATCAGAATAGGAATTAAGCAGGCACAGATTGCACTGAGCGATAACAATCGTTTGGTGGCGTTTTGCTTTGCCCTTAAGATAAAGTTCCTGTTCCGTTCTTCAGACCTTCATTTTGGAACAACAAACCAGGCAGCGAATGCTCTTGGTTTCAACAAGAAGGATTTCAAGCGATACCTGGATTCAGCTATTGAGTTCGGTTATTGCCGTATAGATACGAACAAGTTCGGCGTGAGAAGAATCATAGCGAACAAAATTCACGAGAGTTACAATTATAGCTACAAGACAAGAAGAGGGGAAATAAGCAAACTCAGCCTACCGAACCTTAAGGGTCTTGTGCGCAAGGTTGTCGTGAGTAACAAGATTAATATTATCGAAGAAGTCATCAATACGCATGGTAGAGCTGTTAACGGGCACTCGATTAAAAGTGTACGCAACGCCCGCAAGATGGAAGCTCGTATGTTGAAGAAACCATTCGATGAGAGGTACACCGGAAGTTACTCAAACGCAAAGATGGCACAAGACATTAACGGTACGTTGTATCAGGCTAGAAAAGCCGTCAAGTCTCTCGTTAAGTCTGGAGCAGTACAAAAGATAATCCAATGCACGGAGGCGAACGTTGATGCGTGCTTGTGTACAAACAATCAGAGTTTCCGCGCAGCAGACGGAACGCTCATTGTCATCTCTGCAAAATACAGGAAAGGACAACTTAGATGCGCCAACAAATACAAGACTCTCAAGAGTCAGATTTCGAAGGCAAAAAGCGGTTCTGATCAGAAGAAAATCGAGAGAAAAATGATAATGGGTAAAAAGTAACATATAATAATAGTAGTGGCAGAGGGAGACTTCGAGGGGAGCGGACCTGAGCCTTTTCAAAAAGAATATTAATGTCATAAATTGTAGAGATTATGAAAAAAGATATTGTTAGAGATACTCCATCATTGGAGGAGTTTTGTGATTACATAGAGAGAAAGGGCTATGATATCGACCCGTTTTCTCTCTATAAAGAGTTCGAGACTAGAGACTGGACTACCTCAAAAGGTGTCCGTACTAAGTCGTGGACAGCATTGGTTGATGCTAGAAATAGTGTCGTGAGCCAGAGACGAAAGAACGACCAGGCGGTCCTCCTAGGTATTCCAAAGCAGAGAAAGCGTGAAAGCAAGCAGAAATACCAAAGAAGGGTAGCTAATGCTAGGACAAAGGCTGTAAAAATGAACTACGACGAGTTCTTGCAGGATCCTCGCTGGTTCGCATTCAGACAGTTTGTTTTTGCTGTTCGTGGACACAAGTGTGAGGTTTGCGGTTCTACGGAGCGATTACAGGTACACCATGTAGGCTACAAGAAAGGTTTGCTCCCATGGGAATATACCTGCAACGATGTTAAGGTACTTTGCCGTAATTGTCACGCAAGAGTTCATGGTAAGTACGAAGTATAAAAGTAAAAAACAAGAAATAACATGGCAAGAATAACAAGAAACAAAGCTGCCGAGATACTGGGAGTATCAAGACAGACCATCAGTAACTACATCAAGGAAGGTATCCTTGGAAGCTACGTAGGCGAACACGGCATCCTGTATGTCAACAGCGAGGATATCGAGAAATATGCTCAGAAATACAAGATGATTGCAGCAAACGAGAAGATGATTGACGAGAAGCTCAAGGAAGTCGAGTATCGCAAGCGAGCAATCAACATCGAGCTCACTGAGCTGAGAGACAGAGCTACCGCAAACGGCAAGCTGGCTGAAAACGCCGTAGGCATGCTGTTCGGTGTAATCAACACAATGTCGCATCTTGGTGTATTACCGAATCTGACCTATCGTGAGTCCAGTCTTCTGAAAGACATCATTAACGGAATGACATATGACGAGCTGTCAATCAAGTACGGCGTGTCTGCAACGAGAATCAGGCAGATTGCAGAAAAGACTTGCAACAAGCTTACCTACAACGAGAATATTGTAATTGCTGAGCTCTCAACGAACAGAACCTTGCAGTATGAGGTTGAGCGCCTGAAGAAGGTAATCAAGTCTCTACAGGTAAGCTTCGACGAATACCGGCGCGCGAAAGGAGACAAGCCTGTCAGTAGCGCAGTACTTCCTCCGCTGATCCTTTCCAGGGATATAAATGACTGCGGCTTCTCTGTCCGCATTCTGAATGCACTCAAAACCGTCGACGTATATACAGTAGGTGACCTGGTTCGTAATCTCCGCGGAAGGTCAGAGCTTATGAAGCTCAGGAATCTCGGCAATAAGAGCGTCTATTCCATCCTTGACTTCGTTGAGGAAAACAATCTCGACTTCAAGGAAAACGGAGAGTCTGAGGAAGACTTCTACATCAGACTCAATAACAAGTTGTCAAACCAAAAAGATTATGTATATGAAAATAAGACTAAACAAGATTACTGACCGTCTGGAAATCAGAACCCAAAAGAGAATGATAGCCTTCCATCGCGATATTCTGAAAGGTTCTTATTACCTAGTACCGACTGTAAGATTTGATACCAGTAGGGCATACGGAGATAAGAGTATCTGGTTCCTCTTCCTGGGTACTTTTGTGTTGATTGATATTTTTAAAATAAAAGACTAAGTATATTTTTTTTAATTTTTAAACATTATGAGTGTAAAAAACATTATTTTGGCATCAGTACTCGCAATAGCAGTACTCGCCGCAGGTTCAGTTATCGGTTGTTATTTCCATTACAACAACCAGGAAATCTCACTTCGCCAGCAGTCAGAGGCTCAGCGTGGCAAGATTGAGGGTGTTCACGACAAGATGTGGAAGGTCCTTCAGCAGAAGGCACAGGTTACGGATGAGTACAAGTCCGCATTCGAGTCCATCTATCCGAAACTTATCGAGGGCAGATACTCAAAGGGAGACGGCTCGCTTATGAAGTGGATCAAGGAAAGTAATCCTAACTTCGACGTTTCGCTATACAAGGACCTCATGCAGTCCATAGAGATTCAGCGCTCCGAGTTTCAGACATCACAGGAGAGAATGCTCGATATCATCCGTGAGCACGAGACGCTCGTGAAGACATATCCGGCGAAGTGGTTCATCTCCGATACAAAACCTATCGAATACAAGGTTATCTCCTCATCCAAGACAAAGATGATCATGCAGCTTGGAGAGGATAACGACGTAGACCTGTTCAAGAAGTAACGGCTTATGGAAATATTCATATTCCTAATCCCATTCGTGGTTGCTGCTTTCCTGTTGATTTTCTTCAGGAAGCAGACCACCTGGTGGGAATACGCAGTACTCATTGTTCCATCCATCCTCATAGGCATCCTCATGGAGTTCGTGTTCAAGCAGTCCAATGCTGCTGACACGGAGTATCTCGGAAGCTACGTGACAAGAATCCGTCATTACGATGCCTGGAATGAGTACATACACCGCACATGCACAAGGACAGTTGGAAGCGGAAAGCATCAACGTACGGAAACGTATGATTGCTCGTATGTTGACAATCACCCTGAACGTTGGACTTATTTTGATGCTAGGAACAAGGAAGAATACTTCATGACCGACAACGAGTTTAATGTAGTCAGAAAGATTCTCGGAACCAAAAGCGTGTTCATTGATATGCACAGGGATTACTACACTAAGGATGGTGATGCTCAGGAATGGGCGTGGGATGGTTCCATTGAAAACTCATACACATTATCTTCCGAACACGATTATAAGAATAAAGTGAAAGCCTCACGTTCTATTTTCAAGTTTGAGGATATAGATTATCAGCAGGCGCGAAAGCTTGGACTGTTCGAGTATCCGGATATCGTTCTTTATGACCAGAACCCTGTGCTTGGACTGAAGATCCCGAAGAATCAGGAGAAGGCGATGAGATGGCTGAACGGATACTATGGCGAGCGGAAGCAGTTTAGGGTGTTCGTCCTGTTCTTTACGAACAAGCCGGAAGAAATCGTTGAAAAGCAGCGTTCATACTGGCAGGGCGGCAACAAGAATGAACTTGTCGTGTGCGTCGGTATTGACAAAAACAAGAATGTCAAGTGGTGCAACGCATTTTCATGGTGTGATAGCCCGGTCGTAGGCGTTAAGAGTAGAGACTGGTTTATGAGCAATCCTGTAAATCTCGAAAAGTACGCCGAGTATATCGGTCCCATTGTAGAAAAGGAATGGCACAGAAAGAACTTCGAGGATTTTGACTATCTCACAATTGAACTTACCGACGTACAGTACTGGGCCATCATTATTATCTTGCTTATATTCAATATTGTAATGAGCTCCTGGATTGTAACCAATAATTATAAAAACGATTTGTAGCGTATGAAAGAAAGATTAAAAATGATTTTCGACCGCATCGACATCTTCGTAGTGTGCATTGTCTTCGGGTGCTGCCTCACTGTAGCGGAGGTATTCATAGGAACCTGTGGAGGGTTTGTTCTTTTGTTTATAATGACTTCCCTTATTACTGAAGTCTGCTACACCCTCCGCTGTAACGAGAAGCTGAAAATAGAGCTGATAGAGACAAAGGAAAATCTGAAGAAGGCTGAGAAAGAGTCGGATACTGCAAACCATCAGATCGTCAAGAAGAGTAGAATTATCCGATTCTACGTCTTACTGGAAATGTTGTGGAGGGAGAGATGGACATGCGAACACGCAAAGGTTAATTACTGCAAGCACAGGATAACATTGAGACAACTTATCGATGCGATGAATCATTCCGATAAGAGGTGTGATGAGATTTCCAATAAAATCTCTGAGCTTACCAAGGATTTGAACGAACTCGATAAAAAATAGAGCTATCATGAAAGAAGAATTTAAAAGTATCGGATGCGGTTATCATGTATCAAACAAGGGAAGAATCTTCAAGTACGTACATGGAAAAAGATTCTTCCTGGCGCAGACTCCAGATGCAGGAGGATACTATAAGGTTAAGCTTCGTCTTGCCGACGGAAAGCAGAAAAACTTCTTTGTACATCGACTTGTCGCTATGGCTTTCATCCATAAACCGAAGGATAAAGAGTACGTCGATCACAAGGACTGCAATCCGAAAAATAATTGCGTTGACAATTTGAGATGGGTGACCGCATACGAGAATGCCCACAACAGAAACACCAGGAAGCACGTGAAACTTGCAGCAAAGACAATGACTAGATATACGGTAGCTATATGCCGTATATCTAGCTCTGGATATGTAAAGAAATACCCGTCCATAAAAAGCGCTGTTAAGGATGGGTATTTCTCAGGCAGTATCTACAAATGTCTTAGAGGGCAGATGAAGACTCACCGAGGCTACCGTTGGGCTTATCAGAGTTAACGTAGTCTATAACCATTCGGTTCGCCTCGTCAACTGCCTTGTTGTCGTATTTGACATAGATGGCTGTAACCGTCTTCTCCCATACGGAGTGTCCCAGTGCTCGACCGATTGTTTCGAGTGAAATACCTATCTCTGACGCAAACGTCGCCCAGCTATGCCTGTTGTAGTACGTTGATATCTTGCTGTCGATAGGGTGAGGTGATGACTTTCTCATATCCTTAGGATCCTTCGGACCAATCCTTCTCAGCGTACGGTTCATGTTGTTTGTGAAGTGGTCCACGTCGAAAGTTCCTGCGTCTTCGAAGAACCTGAGCAGGTACTGCGGCTTTCTGCTGCGGTATCTGCTTATTATCTCCATAGCCTCTGGCTCCACCTTAATGTCGTACAATCTACCTGTCTTGTTTCGGTAGTAGCTTATCCTACCATTGCGGAAATCCTCCTTCTTTAGCGTCAGGAGATCCGAAACATTGATACCTATGAGGTAGAACCCCAACATGAAGAAATCGCGGTACAGAGCCTGCTTGCCGTGTAATTTGGCATCCCTTAGTTCTCTCATCTGCTCCAGTGAGAGACATCGCTTCCTGGTTTCCTCCTTTTTGAGCTTGATATAGTGGAACGGAAAGTTCTGCGTCTTACCATCATCGATGGCCTTCTTGAAGACTGCCTTGATGTGTGTGATGTCGTTCGAGATACCATTGGCCTTCCTTCCCTTATCCATCTCATGCCTGATGAACCCTTCAAGCCAGTCCTTGGTTATGGTGTTGAAACTGCAATTACCGTCGTATGCCTCTACGCATCGGTAGGTCCTCTCATAGCTTCTCCTGGTATTCGGCCTCTCTCTTGTCTCAGCGAATGCCTTCATGAAACTGAGGAACGGAGACTTGTCTTCTTTCTTTGCTCCCGTACAGATCTCCTTCAGATGTTCCTTCATCATATCCGGCGACTCTTCATGATGGTCAAGGATATAGCTCTCACACTTGGCATACAGCTCCGCAAGTCTTCTCGTCTTCGCTTTTGCTGACTTATCAGACTTCGGAAACATCATGCCGGTGAACTTCTCGGTTGTCTGCAACCCGGTGTAGACATAGAACCTCTTTGTCATGTGGGTTACTGAGAAAAATACCTTGTTTGTCTTTGACTCTACATATACCTTCATAGCGATGATTTCTTTTGTAATCCTTCAATCTACAGGTAAACCTCACTTGCATATTACTTGCAAAAAGTAACCTCAGATTACCTAAAATTACCTTTTTGTGGCATTTTTATGTAAAATAAAAGGATTGTTATTTTACTACTATTGCTGATACACAGAGACTTACAGAGTTAGGATGCCCAATTTTGTACTGTAATCATTCCTTTTTATTATTCTGTACTTTTATTTTTGTTTTTTTACTACTATTAATGCCTTGAAAGAATCGAGTTCTTAGCCTAGACTTTTCAAGAAACGCTCACCCTGCGGAGTACTAAGCCAAATGGCAAAACCCAACGCAGGTACCAATATAATGGAAAATATAATTGTTAAACCTTCTCCCATAATTCTACTTTTTAATTAATACCTTATTAGCAATATATGCAAAAAGCCAAGTAAGGAATAAACCAATAATTATACTGGTAATATTGAAGATTTTTAATTCGCCATCAGAATATATCGTGACGGCATTACCTGCAACCATAATCAAGAAACATGTCTTGGCAAGGTCGTAGAAAAACTTTCCGAGACATTCTCGGGCAGTTTTGTTTCTTTCTTTATCTTCTCTTTGCGTCATTGCAATTTCTGTTATTTTGCTGCAAAATTACAAAAAAATATTTGAAACACAATGCTTTATTGGCAAAAGTTACTAATTTTTAGTTAAAAA